ACTGGTCTAGCGCTGCGGCTGACTCCATCAAAATCCAGGCGTCGTACGCCGCCACTGTTGCTGCCTTTGTTAGGCTAGCAGTGCTGGGAGCACCTCCATTTTGTCCGCCACTTGGTACTGGACGTGCCACTGAGACGCTGAAGGTAGCCGTCCGTGGAGCCTCGCATTTTTGCGGTGAAGAGACCTGCGCACCCGGTGCACCTAAGTACATCTGTTGGAACGAGACCACGAGCTGCTCGCAGTCTACCGGCGGAAGCCCGATAGTCCAGTACCTGCGCGTTGGAACTGGCATGTTGTAGGCCTCGTACTGGGCAACGATTGTGTCAAGCACTCTCTCTAAAAATATTTTTAGGCGCTTTGCGTCGTCCGAGACTTCTTCGTCAAATGAGGGAATGCTTCCGGGGGCGTAAGTCATGGTGACTCTGTTTCTGGCGGACTAATAAGCAAATTTGCTTGTCTGTCCGCTTCAATTTGCTCTGGAGTTCTGCCGCTCCTCGGCGCCTGTGCTGCACGTATCGAGCGTAGCACGCGCATTTGCTCTAACGGTGCCAGGTGGGCGTACTCGTCTGGTATGTCTCTGTGTATTTTTCTCACTGTTATTCCTTATCTGTGTCTTGCTCTAGTACTTCTGTCTTCTCTGGTTCGACGTACGTCTGAGCTACTACTGGAGCAGCTTGCGCCTTCTTTACTCTGCCTCGCGCTGGCTTAGCCAATCTTCCCATGTCTACTGATCTAAAGTTTCTCATCTTTTTTCTTTTTCCTTTTCTTGTCTAGTCCGGTTTACAGGGTGTATACCGGTTCGGTAGGCTCGGCCAACTGGATTGAGAGGTTGCCCGAGACTAAGTTGATTACTTCGTCTACGCTTGGGTTGTCTGGAGTTGGACGCGACACGTAAAGGTCCCACGTGCCCGGGTCGTGTAGTCCTAGAATTGACTTTGCTTCTGCGTAGGAGACAGTTACAGTTACTCGTTCTCCTGCTACGTCTAAGGTTGCCGCATTTGTCAGCGCGGTAGTAGAAGTTCCAGCCCAGTTAGTTATGCGGACTTCTAGGTTCCAACTGTTGTCGTCCAGCAGGAACTGTCCACTTACGTCTTCTAGCTGTATTACTCGTGCGCCGACCTGGCTAGGCTTAGTGGCGATGTCAAATGTGCTCTGAGGCAGTACAAATGGCTTTGGATTTACTCGACGCGCTCTAGGTACGTCCGGTGAAAATACTCTGGCGCGTGCTCTGGCCCTGTCTGGGTTTGTAGCACGTAAGAATAAGTCTACTGCGTAGATACCAGAGCGTAGCTCGTCAATAAAGTCTTGGTTGTCTAGTACAGTGTAAGTTACGCCCTGACGTGCGACAGACGTGACGCGGTTTGGCAACGCGCAGTCGTCTGAGTTTTCATACAGCTTGACTAGTTCTAGGGCAAGAGTTCTAGCCGCTAGTCGACCTGCTGCCGGAGGCGGGGCTCCGTACGTGTAGGTTACTTCTACGTTGCAAGGAAAAAAATTTTTACCGTAGGTGGCCTCTAGAGTCGAGTGCTCTACCAGCCTGTAGTTCATGGGATCTACTAGGTCTCCCTTTAGAGTTCTTACGTTGTGTACTTCTACAACTCTGCGACCGCGCAGGCGAAGCCTGGACCTGGCTGAGTTTGCCTCGGAAGAAAACTCCGTGCCAAATCGGTCTATGTCTCCAACTGGAATGTTAAATATCGTACCCTCTAGCAGCGCTGGAGTAAAGGTCTGAGCTGAAGCTCCGAGCAGACGAATGTTGCTGGCGCACACATATCTCTCTGTGACTGTAGTGATGCCCGTAAACTTTCGACCAGACAAGGCCCACAGCATGTAAGACGCGGTTTTGCACGCCTCATACGAGTGTGTAGAGCCGGCGTACTCACCTAGCTCTTCAACGTTTGTCCATAAGTTCGTTGCCATACCTGTGTCCTTTGCTTAGCTTGCTCTACCGATAAAAGAGGGCGACGTACCTGTGTCTACATTTTGACACAGTTGGTACGCCGCCCCGTTCTTAGACCTGTTACGGTGTTGGGTCTTCGGTTGAGGCAATGATGTAGTCGGACGGTGCCTCTGGGTTGTAGTTCTCGTTGCCCGGGATGTTGTAGGCTGTCGTAGACGCTGTGTCGGTGAAGCTGGTGACTGCGCGTCCTGCAGCTGGAACAACTGCACTTCCGGTGTCTGCAGTAGAAGGAATGTTTGCTCCTGTCTTGCTGTAGGTAAACGTTGTGCTGGTTGGAGCAGCAGTGATGGTGTAAGTACCGTCGATTGCTGGGTCCAGGTTGCTTACTGTCACACGGTCGCCCGCTAAGTATCCGTGGGCAGCGGCTGTAGTCAGGGTAACTACGTTATTTGTAAGTTGCTTGTTGGTGACTGAAGCGGATAGCTGTGGGTGCCATGTGTGGAAGCCCTTGTATCCGGTAGGTGCCCAAGTTGTGCGTGCGTAGGCGTACGGACGGTCTGACGCGACTGGGAACTCCCAGCGGTCGTCTAGACCGGAACCGAATGTAGCGTTTCCAAGACCGTAGCCTTCAAATGTGTTTGCAAGCAAGCCGTTCTCAATTACACGGTCGCCAGACTGACGTAGCTTGACGTACGGGAAGATCCAGTGGAAGTAAGGCAGTGTTAGTGCTTTCTTTCCATCTTTGATTGCCAGTGACCAAACTTCTACGGCTACTCCGTTTGCCTGTGGGTCGTCACCTACTGAAGGTGCTGCCCAGCCGACGCTCTTCACGTCAGGTGAGGCATAGGTGCCTAAATTTTTGCGCAGCAATAGTCCGCCGGACAGCAGCTGTGAAAGCTCTGGGTCTGGCTCGCAGATTGCAATTTCCATGGTGACACGCTTTAACGTGTCTGGTGCCTGGTAGGCTACGCACACTGTTCCGTCTGCGGCCTTCTCTGTGATTTCATCGCCAGCTTCGTATTCTGGAGTGAAAGAGGCACGGATGAATGCGGATGTCGTGTATACGTCGTTTTCACCGTTTAGTAGAGCTCCGTTTGCGTCTAAGCGGGTTACCCGTATAGACACACCTTGGATGCTCGCTGCGTAGTCCTGGGTAGCCATTTAGCTGTCTCCTTGATTTTGGTTGTTTGACCTGGGGTTATCTTACGCCGTTATGTCGACCCTGATAGTTTGAAAGATCGAGGTATCAAAGTAGATACCAGCGGCACGTGTCGCCTTTATTCTCATATCATTAGTGCTGGCGGCGGCACCCTGGGCCAGCGACTCGTTTATTACTTCTGACTTGCCGAGGTGTACCTCGACACCACCAGTGGCATACATCCACTTGTGGGTAGCGTCTGCAGCTGCCTGGGCGTTTCCTATAGGACCGCTTCCGGTGTATCCGGAGCCGACTACTACAGGTGTGCCTAAACGCGTCGTAATCTTGTCTTCGGCCATTATTAACTTGTTTCCTAGGATAGAAGCGACGTCGCGTGTCATGTGGATTACTGCCTGCTCACCGCATGGAGAACCGGCAATACTTTGTTCTAGCTTGGCCAGACAAAGATCTGCTTTTACGTTGTTAGCGTTGGAGATTACTGTAGCTCCACCAGTCTTAGTCAGGTAGGCTGTAGTGTTTGCTGCTGCACCGCTTCCAGTGTCGCCGCGAACAGCTACTCCGTCCCACAATTCTTTTTCTAGCGCTTTTTGCGTGGCTGCCTCTAGTTGACGCAGCACGCGGGCAAAACGATCTTCACCTAGCACGCCGAACATCGAGATAAAGTCTTCGGTCTCGATGAAGAACGGAACAATACGCTGAAAGCGCGCTGTACCTGACTGATCTGCCAGTGGATTATCACTGACAGCTTCGTCATTCTTGTTGAGAATGCGAATCGTCGGATTTGACTCGTCTTCCTGGTCAAAGCCTCGAATCCAGCGTTCTCCGTCTTCTGAGGTGCTGTGGTTGTGTACCTTGGCGACACTCAGAAGCCCAAAAGGGTTCGGAATCAGCTCTGGAGCTTTTACTACTCCTGTGAACGGCATCTTTATGTTTCTCCTTTGTGCTTCTGAGTGTTCGCTTAAGTTACTGCTTGACTAGCTGAGTTCTATCTTAGAGCTCAACTGTTGATGCTGCTACGCCGCCCAGAGTGTCGCGGAGAGCTGCTGCTGCACCGTTGATCTGGATTGTGGACGTAACTGAGAGGCTCTCGATACCGACCTTTGCGATACCCTCGAAGGTCTCAACGAACATCTTGTAGTCGTTGGTTCCGACAAGCGTGGAGTCGCGGATGATACCTAGGTCCAGAGTTCCGCCGTCTAGGAACAAGAATGTTCCCTCTGCGAAGATTCGCCAGACGAATGTGTCTGGGAACTCTAGCATTGCGGCTGCGGACTGTGCACCGAATACACCCTGGTCAGTCGTGAACGTGATGTTCACGCCACGGCTTGCAAGGTAGCCTTCGATCTCGGCGTATGTTGCGCCGAGTTTGTCGTCGCCAGGCATGGTTAGTGCCAGGTCAGCGATCATGGCGTCGCGTACCCATGCAGGCACGATCGCTGCAAGTGGTGCGTCTGCCTCTAGGCGGTGACGTGAGCGGTAAGCGGCTGCGGCGCGACCAACCTGTACAAGGAAGTCACGGGCTACACCGATTACGTTGGTAGACGTAACAGCTGTTGAAGCTGAGTCGATCTTGCCAAGTAGGTACTGCTCTGCAGCACGTGCGTGCTGGATCAGACCTAGCTCGTTGTGTCGAGCTACAAGCTCTGGATACGCACGGGACATCAAGTTACCAAACTGCATCTGCATCGTGATCGCGTCAGTTGCAACGGTGTTTTCACCGGCTGCTGCTACGGTCAAGCTTGCCTTTACGTTTGATTCTGGGGTGATGTCTGTTGCGTTTGTCCAAGTTCCTACAGCGTTAGCTGCACCGGATAGTGTTGGAGGCGTGATGAAGCGAATACCGCCACGGTCAGCCTGGAACTTAGGAAGTGAGTCACGCACCGGACGGCTTGTTGTACCAAAGCCGAAGATGTCGTAACGTACCTCGAATGGTGCAGCGTGGCCGCCGGAAGCAACGAGTGCCTCAGGTCCGGCTACTGCCTGTACCTTTGCCCAGTTTGCTTCTGCATCCTGAGTTAATTGACGATCCTCTGGGTATGTTGTTGCCAGAGATGCGACGATGTGCTGTTCTCCGTCGCCACCGTTTACACGGCGTAGGCCGTGTAGGCGCTTGACGAAAGCGTCTGCTACATCTGTCATGGTGTTCATCGGTGCTCCCGCTGTGTAGCCAGGAATGTCAGCGCCTGCCGTGATTGCCACGGGTGCGGCTTCTGTCGTCCTGTCTGTAGGGCGGCGGTCAGCTGGTGCCTGGATTTCCAAGCTCTCTGACTCGTTTACGGCGGCTGTCACTGTTGTTGCCTCCTGGGTTTCTACTGCGGTTTCTGCCACAGTCTCGTTGCTGGTTGCTGCGGCTTCGGCTTCTTTTGCCGGTTCTGCTACTGCTTCCGCAGTTGCAGCTGTCGCTAGCTCCGTGACCTCGGTCGAGGCCTCGGTTTTTTCTTTTTCTTCTTCTTTTGCCTCTTCAGCTGGAGCTTCCTCCGCTGGAGCTGCTTCTTCAGTCTTCTCTTCAGCTGCTGCCTCGGTTGCTGCTGCTTCCGTGGCTGGTGCTGCTTCGACTACTGGTTCAATTGCTGTTGCTGGTTGTTCTGGTTGTTCGGATGAAAGCTCTGCGGCCTTCTCTGTTGCAGTTGACGCTTCGGTCATTGCCGGTTCTTCTTTCTCTTTGTCGGTCTCTTCCTCGGCTGGCATCTCTGCTTCGCCTTCGGCTTTGGCCGGTTCTTTATCTTCGTGAACGGCTTGTTCCGTGTCGTCAGCATTACCACGTACTCGTGCTGCAGCTTCTGCTGCACGCGCAGCTAGCTCTGAAATCTCTGCCTCGCGGCGAGTTACTTCTGAGCGAACCGTGTCGAGCATGTCGGCAAGCGACGTCATCGCGTCGACTGTCTGTGGAGATGGATCTTCGCTTTCAACCGACTCAAACTCGCTAACAATTTCACTCTGTAGCTCAGTGAGTTGTTCCTCACTTAGCTCAGACAGCTTGTCTAGCATTTCTTTGATACGGTCCACTTACTGTCCCTCCTCCGGGCCAGTCACGACAAGCTAATTTTTAGCCTGTCTCGCTGATCAGTCGAGGTGGAGGGACTCTTAAAAACCACTTGGGCCAGAGGCACTCTACCTGATCTGTATATTACTTTGGGTTTATCAGGTCAATCTGTGAGATTTTGCGCACTCAGGTCAGTAACCTCAGTAGCTTGCTCATCTCGGAAGAGACCTCACTCTGTGTGAGTACGTCTCCTCCTGACATGAAAGACTCCAGTCCGGCGATTGCCTCCTTGGCGTCTTCCTTGCCAATCTTGTCTACTACCCGGTCGATCATATCTTTGACCAGGTCTCTCAGGGCCGGCGGCAGCTCCGAGTACTTTAACTTTGCTGTTTCATTTCCGAACGGTAGCGGCAGGTTGGCCAGGACCTCACCCAGCTGTCTTGCGCCCTCGCGGACGTTCTCGAGCGCCTTTGGGTTCAGGGCGCCCGTGTCAATGCGCTCCACTACGTTGATCAGCTTTCCGGCTGCCTTGGCCGCTTCATCATAGTCTCCGGCCTGTGCCAGGCGATCTGCCTCTTGAATGTCTTCTACCACTCCCTGGTTTCCGCTTTGACCTAGGTCAGACTTCAGCCGGGCGAGTACGTCTCTAAACTTTCCCACTTCGTCGCGTGGTTGGGTGTCCGGGGTGTACTTTCCACCTTCGTACTTCAGTGGTGCGGCTGCGGCGGCTACTCTGGCTTTTAGGTCTGCGGTTTCTGCGGCTAGCTCGGCGGAGTTGCTTTTCCACTTATCTGGAATTAGATCAGGCGCGTCCAGCCCTCTAGCACGACGCATGATGTGTCGTTTTACTGCAGCTTTTCTGCTGTCTTTGGCCAGTCCGTACGACTGAATAGCGTTCTTCAGGTCTTGTATGTTTCTAATCGGGAACGAGCCGTCTGGCATTGCTTTTTTCTCTGCAGCCAGCTTTTTTCTGACCCTGCGTGAGATGAACCCAAACTCGTTCATGTTGTCGTCCCAGGTGGCTTCTTCGCCGTCTACCCGAATGGCGAGTTCAGCTGCGCGAGACCTTAGTCGCTCGTTTCGCTCTGCTCTGGCTGCGGCAATTCTCGCGGTTGCGGCAGCGCTAGCAGCTATAAGTGGTTGCTTTTCTAACTGTTCCAACTTTTCAATTCTTTGTGCCAATTCGGTGACTGGGTCTGATTTCAGACGTGCCAGCACACCTGCACCGGCGGCGACCAGTGCCATAACCTGGCCAGAAGCAACTCGTGCCCTAGCAATTGGAAATCCTGGTACGTTTACTTGGCACACTGCTACTAGCTCTAGTCCACCCTTTATCGGTCTCCAGTCACCTGACGGTGCCGATGCACGAAGGGCTCTGACCTGCTCTGGAGTGGTGCCTGGACGTACTGCACCTGCTACCCAGATGCCAAAAGCGTCTTCTCCGGCGTGTACGTCTGCAACTGCGGACGCGGTGTCGTCGTAGTGACGGGCAGCCTCTGCCGCCGTGGCACTCAGCGAGGCGTGTCCGCCTGCCAGTGTCAGTTGTCCGACAGGAACATCTTTGCTGTCGTCTGTACGAACTACTCCAGTGTGGAAATACGCATACTTGCTCTTGCTCTTAGGCGGTTTAGTGCCGTAGGACATTCCAATGTGGTCTACATGCCAAGCCGCGATGTGCCCGAACACCTGTCCCTCGTCAGTCACTGTCAGCGGGGTTGGCTTGGACAGACCTTGGTCAGAAAACCACGTTGCCGGTGGGACTACTGGTATTGAACCTGCTATTAGACCGCACGCGACAAGCGCGGACGCCTCCATCGGGTCCATTTCTTCTGCGTACACTCCGTCTGGTATGCTCACTTGGCTCTCCTGCTCTGTCTCAACTTGGTCGTCGAGGTAAATACGGCATTCTTGAAACGCCGGTTTTGACACTAACGTAACTGCCATAACTCTAGCTTTGTTGATTGTAATTTTACCCCCACCGAGGTCTTGGCTTGCCTCTTCCGGGTCGTCTTTTTGCTGTTTTTCTTCCTTTGCTTCAAACTGATCTAGGTCTGCAGAGACGCCTCTGATAAAACCACTGCGCACCAGTCTTTCTGCCTCTGCACCATAAGCGCCTCTGTCGAATACGCCTATTGCGTTACCAATACCGCCTTCTACCCGCTCCATTTGATCTATTCGACCCACTACTACAGAACCAGCATGGCCTTCGCCAGTCTTTATCTGCCATAACAAAGGAAGAGGAAGGTCTCTCATGCTTATTGCACCCTCTTCAAAAATTCTTCCGTCACCAGACTCTATACCTTCCGGTATCACCAGAGGAATCTTGAATGCACCTGGCTCTGTTGCCTCTAGCTCCACTGTGCCTGATGCAACTAAGTTTGCAGTAAATCTTTGAACTGCTTCTTTATGCCTAGCAGCCAGAACGCTTCTAGACATGTACGTGTCGCTGTCTACTAAAAAGTCAGCGGTAGAAAAAGACTTTCCACCCCTTCTTCCGTGCAGCTGGCGGTGGCGTTTGTCTCCTGTCCACATTCCAGTGGCCTCTTTGTGCCGTAGGGCGCAGTAGCCTTTGGCGCGCGGTCCCATGTACTTTGACAGTTGTCTAAAGCACCTAGTCCAGTCACCGGGAGTGTTCCAACGAATTTTTGCAGCGCCTTTGCCATAGAGCCAGTACCGTCTTAACTTTTCGGCATTGCCTCTGTTTCGATCAAGTCCTCCTGCAGCTGACACTGCGACCAAGTCACCGGTGCTAGAGCTATAAATGGCAGTTAGCCGACAGTCTACAGGCTCCACCCATGCGTACGCCGCTGCAGTCACTGCTGCACCGTCGATCTGCTCCAGTACCTCGGTCAGCGCCTGGTCGTCTAGCACTACCAAGGGAGGAGGTGTGGGTGAGTTTAGATCGGCAAGTATTCTTTCGTTTTTTTCCCACTTGCCGGGTTTACGCGTAAACGTAGTCGGCTTGGTAGAGTCAGAGGAGGCTGGAATAAGCGCTACTAAGTCTAGAACTGCCAGCGGGTCGTCAGGCGCGACTATGGCCATGTACACCGCTGCCATGTCTGAAGTCTCTGGTGTTAGTTCTTTTTTGCTCATTATTTACCCTTAGGCACTACTGAAGGAGTGGCGGTTGGAATCTTATTTGGTTGGTAGTAGACGTTTGGTCCTTTTCCAACTGCTGCTCGCTGCTCGCCTGGTCTGTTGCGTTTTGCAGTAATCTTAGACGCGTCTTCTTCTGGTTTCTCGATCATTCCCTCTAGACCCGGTTTAACTATAGGGTTGTACCAACCTCTGTTTACAAAACGCTCTACTCCATCTTTACCCTTGTACTTTTGATCTAGCCAACTGCGTAGCATGGGATCATTGTAGGCATTTGGCGCGGACTGCACTATTCCGTAGGTTACTGGTGTTGCCGGTGCAGGCGCTGGTGCCGATGTTGGACTCTGCACTGAATCTGTGTTTCCAATCTTTAAGTTGCTGCCCTGGGCAGGTGATGACTGTACGTTAGGTGCTACCTCTGGGCTTACACGTTGGGCAGCTGCCCAAGCTCCCCAGTCTCTCATCAGCAGTGACACGTCGTTTTCAGTCAGGGCCGGTAGCAGTCCAGGCAGCGTTGCCAACGAGCTCCCTTGCGGCACTCTAGGCTTGGCCAGTAGACCGGTGGTGTCTAGCCTGCCTCCATCAAATCTTTCAGGTGAAGTCTGCACCGGCGTCGCGTCGTCTACACCTTGTGTGAACTGCGCTCCAACTGTGACTAATTTGCCGTCTGACAGTTCTACGCTGACTTGACCAGTCTTGCTGTCTACTGACTTGACTGTGCCAACAGCTGCCCTGTCTCCGCCTATGAATACTTTTGTGCCGGCCGCCGCAAACTTTCCGGCTGCATCTCTAACTTGACCGCTGGCTTTTTCTGATCTCTCTTCTGGGGTGTACACTCCCGGGGTGTCGTCTTTGCTCAGGCCCTCTTCTCCGGCGGCAGTGACTGCGGCCCTGTCTATGAGTTCCCAGTCTATTTCATCTGCTGCGTCTGCCATTAGTATAGCTTCTTCAGGTTCCAGCATGGACGGTCCGATGCTCGAGTACGGATTTTGTTGTAAAAATGCAGAAACTTTCATGGCGGACATAGCGTCTATCGAGACGTGTGCTCTAGGCGCCTTGTCGTACGGTTCGTCTAGAGACTTATCGTATGTGTTGAAGTCGTGTGCGGTGTGTCCTAGGTCTTCCCATCCGCTGCCGTCCCAGACGAATACTTCTCCTTCTGGTTGCACCTTGTACAGACGGTCTATGCCACCGTCTTCTAAGTTTATGCGAACTACGAACTCTGCAGCCTGCTCTACGTCTAGCAGCTCGGCGTCAAAAAATTCTCTGAGGTCTTCAGTATTATCGCCAAACAAATCGTATTCTGCGTCTGGCATACCGGAGTAGGCGTCTGCGCGTACGCCCTTCTTTTTCTTGTTTTCTCGTTCGACAATTGCTCTAGCCCAGCGCCAAGCAGGGTCTCCACCCCAAAGCGCCCAGGCAATACGACCTCTGCTAGGATAGCCGTCTTCTCCTGGACTCCAGCCCTTGCCCTTCTTGTCTACTTCATGACGTGGAAAGTACTTTGCAATGTGTCTAATCTTTCTGATGCCAATCTGTCCGCCGCGAGCTAACGTTCTTGCACTGTTTACGCCCACCGGAGTTCCGCCACGATTGTGCTTTGCTCGCCACTCTAGTCCTCGTTTTGCCTCTGCCTGCGCGGCTTTTGGCACCGTGTACATGCGGTCTCCGCTTGCGACTATGCGAATGTCCAAGTCAGTTAGGGCACCGAGTGCTAGGTCTGTCATCGCTCTTGTTGGCTTAATGCCTGGTTTTTGCCAATTTGCGCTTGCTAACAAGACACTGCTGGTTCCAGTACGCACAATTGTATTAGTCTCCGTGTCTAGCACAGCTGCACGATTTTCTTCTACAAATAGATACAAACTTCCATACCGGCCGGCTACTCTCACTGAGACTCTCCCATCTTGCTCTCGTCTGTAACTGGTCCACCTGAAATCCATGCGTCGCACGTACGAGCTGAAGCGCACTTAAAGTCTAACGCCTCACAGTAGCCTAAGTCGGCAGCCTCTACCGTGTCCCAGCCTGCTGAAGCTGCTAGTCCGTTTACTATGCACTCTTTCATCTCTGAAGTCTTAATAAAAGCAGCGCAGTTGCCGCAGCGACTAGTCTTTGCCTCTTCAATGGTGACCGACCACTTTTCAGCCTTTTTCTGCCAAAACTCTTCGTTTGGTTCGTCTGGATTCATCGGACCGTATCCGATGTCGTCGATTGCATTTTGACGATTTTCTAGGTTTAGCGCAACGTCCTGTGTTGCTGGCGGACAGACAAACTCTCCGGCGGCTTTAATTGCTTTTTCTTTTGCTGGACGTTCTACTTCCTCGCGGGAGAGTGGCTTTCCACTTTTTTCTGCTTTGTCAAACGTCTCTATAAAGTCAGGAGAGACCTCTACGATAATCATGCCGTCGAACTCAGTGTGCTCGGGCGGGACCCTGAACCAGGCTAAATTATTGCGGCTAAACATTCCAGCGTCGGAGGTGTAAATTAGTTCCTGCACGTCTTGTGCGCTCTCATCTAGTAGGGCGATTAGTGACTCTCCGTCACCCGGGTCTCCCGGACTGAACGCCATAATAGTCTCCCTCATGTACATACCCTCTAGGGCTTCGGCTGGAACTGGCACTCGAAGAGTCGATGACCAAGACCCGTCCGAGTCTTGAAACGCCCTAACAGTGTACGCCTTGCCGTAGCTATTGAACGTTATTGTGCCACTACTTCTGTCTACTGTTACGTCGTTTTTGCTCCCTAGAGGATACTCTAGCACCTCAGATAGAGTAAATAGCGCCATTACTGGACCGTCCTCGTCGTGGTCAAACCAGGCAACCTCCGACACGGCGAAAGTCTCTCTCGGCTTGTCTAGAGTTTCAACTACGGCAGGACCGACGTAGCCAGTCGTGTAATCTTCCGGTATGGTAAGTTTTCTCTGCTCGGTCATGGTTGCCTCTGTCTCTTTACTTCTTCACCGGTATAAGGTCGTCCCACGATGAGGCGCCGTACTTCTCTGGCGGTACCCCATTGTCGAGTAGCATTTTAACTAGACGTTCACGCACCGCCGGGGACACACTTATGATGGACAGGTCTGCCCACGATATTCCGTTCTTAAACATCAGTTCGTAGGTGCCGCTTCCCGAAGTGGGCTTGGCTGGTTTTATCTCGCCGATCGGGTCGGTCTCCTTCATGCGCTTTCCGTACTGGTCCTTGAAGTTAGCCCAGAAGTCCAGCCGTGAGTACAGCTTAATCGGGTCAAAGTGAAAGTACGCGTGGTTGTCTGTTGCTACAGAGTAGGGCTTCATGGTTGCCTTAGGCTTTGTGAACAGGTAGTCTGCTCCTCCTGTTTTTATGTCTGCCTCGCTTGAGTCGCCGTGACCGCCGATTCCCTCTGTCCAGCGAACTGACGTAGCTTTTAGGCCGTCTTCCATCATGAGCAGGTTGAACATAGCCTGGGCCGCTGCGTCTGGACTAGACGAGCTCTTGATTCCAAACGAGTGAGTTATGGCGCCAGTCTCTGTTTTTTTAACCATGTACTCTGCTATTGCCTTGCTCGTTCTGTACGACAGTCTGTCGTTTAGGTCGTAGGCCGGAGTGTCTAAGTTTAGCCACATCTGTTCAAACGGCAGTCCCAGCATCTTTTCTATCGCCTTAAGCTTCTGTACGCGGGCAGCTCCAACTACGTTTTTTGACGGATCAGTTTCTTTGCCAAAGATGCTCATCAGACGATTTTCAGTTAAAACTCTTACGTCCTCTTTCTTTGCCGGTCTTGGAGCGCGCACTCCGCCCAGCTTCATGCCTCTTGCAATTACGTTGGCGGTAGAGTTTGCGTCCTGCTGCTCTGGCACTAGTATTTCTACTCTATTGTGAAAAGCAAGTCCGTCTCGTTGCGCACTCATACTGCTTACTGGCTTTGCGTCTCTATTTGCTCTGTATACTCTGATAGTTGCACCGGTAACTTTGTCTGTTATTACGTATGTAGTTGTTTCACTGTAGGAAGAGGTGTACTCCCACTCAGTCTGAGTACCAGACTTTAGTATTGCCATGTTGCCATCTACGTCTCTTCGCAGCTTCGGCATTTTTATACCTTGGTTTATGAATAGATCGTACTCTTCTGTGTTTGGCACTTTTTTGAGAAGTTCAGCTACCAGAGCGTCTCCAGCCCAAGACGTGAGCTTGAAGCTGGCACGTGTGTAGGTCTTGTCGCCGTCTACTACAGTCATCATGTGCACGTCTAGGTCTTCAACGTCTCCTGCGTCTACTGCAGCTGACCGACCGCGTGCTCCGGCAGCCGGGCTGCTCTGCACGTGTGCAATTGCGTCTACTAGAGACTTGACCCCTGCGCCAGTGATCTCGCTCTGTGACCAGTCTACGCTAGCCAAATCTGGGTCGTCTACCTCTGGTACGTTTACTCCAGGACCCGCCTCTGTCAGTTTTGTCTGGTCAAATAGCCTGCCACCCGTTACTTTGTCGACGGAGCGGACTTTCTTGCTTCCGTCTAGGAACTCTACCTGTACGTAGTTCTCGTAGCCCTTTGCACCTGGAAAACCGTAGATCACACCTTCGTCGCCATTTGCGTCGGTCACGGTTACGCCTTTGTACAACCAGTTACCAAATCTGTCCTTCTTAAACTTTTGATTTGCGCCTGGTGGCGGTGCGACATCGTCTTTGATTGGGGCGAGATCGTCCTTCTCAAAGTCTACGCCCAGCCAGACCGAGTGCGGACTGTCTGGCTGTACGTGCTTAAGGCTTGGATTATCTTTGTAGTACTCGTTGGACGCTGGCGCTTGCGTATTTTTGCCATCGCTCGTAATCATTCTTGGAATTGACTGGTCTTTTATGCCGACTATAAAAACACCACTGTAAGGAGAGTAAGTTACAAAGTCTATCGGTTGATTATTATTTTCTTTCCAAAATTGTATCCAATTTTTTGTAGCAAGTGCGCCGTTTTTAAGCGAGGTGTTTGTGTCAAATGGACCAAAGTCAATCTCGTTGTTGGCTACTGTTTTCTTGGCGGCGTCTGCCCACTCGTCTGGAGTGTACGCCTTTAGCGGAGACCCAGTGCTGCTGGACGAAGACGGCGGCGGCGGCGGATTAGGTACGGTCGGCGGCGGTGTGTTTATTCCGGTGCCGCTCTTCGGTGAACGAGTGCTCTTTATTACTGTCTTTCCACTGTACTCTACATACTGTTGATTTCCGTTAGTGTGCTGTAGAAACATGCGAAACTTGTGCGTCTTCTTTCCTTTGTTGTAGGCAGCACCGTGCGACGCCACACGCGCCCAGCCGGAGCCGTACGGAATGTAGTCTCCAACTTTAAGATTTTCTACCTTGACGTCTTTCTTTTCGTACAACTCTGGGTTGTCTAAGTCTTTCTTGTCTAGGGCCAACGCTGGATTGCCGACAGGCGTGTCCGTGGTCGCGCTCTTAGACTCGGCTGCGCTGCTCTTTTCTTTCTTCTTTGCTTCGAGTAGGTTCTTGACTAGCTCCGTCGCCTTGGCGTTGTTTCCACCGATGTGCCAGTCGTACTTCTTGTCTGGGTCAAGCGAGTCTAGTGTTTTCCAGTCGTACAGCCTGGCAAATACAACTGCGCCGTCCGGGCTCTCAAAGCGCATTGACCACTCTTGCTGCACTTTGCCGCCAGAGCCGTACTCGTACGGCTTGCCTAGGAGCTCAGCTAGCTCCTTCGGAGTGTACTCCACGGTCTCGTTGAGAAAATAGGTGCCAGACACGAACGTCGTCGTGTCGTTTATGTTTGTAACTTTGTACGAGTCTGTCGCGCCGAACTGCGGCTCCGGCGGTGCGGTGTACTTTTGTTCTGCCGGAAGATCGGCGGGCTTTGGCTTGACTGGGTCTGCGGACGCGCTCGTGGTTGACTCTATTACGTGCGTAGAAAAGTTTTTCTTCTTTCCGCCGTCTCCTAGGTCTTCTGCAACCAGGTTTTTAGTTTTTGTTTTTGGGTTGTCCCAGGTGTTGAGCGGGCGCACGGTGCGTTCCTTGCCGTTGTACACGAACTTCAACAGCTTCTTGTCCTTGATGGCCTTGTCTATCTGGTCGTGCAGCGCCTCTAGTGTTTCAGAAGTTTTCAGTACTACTGTGTCGTCAGCCGCTGTCGGCTCAGGGGATAAAGGGACGGCAGGCTCACTGCTCGGTGTTGGCTCTGTCGGAGCCGGTGCGTCTGGTTCACCTCCTCCAGGTCCCCCCTCTGGGAAACCTCCGTCGTCTACAATTTGCAGCGTCTTGGTTGTTTTCAGCTGCTTGTCTTTCTTGCCTTCAAATTTTACCCAGGCGTAGTCAGGGAACACAACGCCTTTCTTCTTGTACACATCTAACTTAGAGACTACGCCGACTTCGCCAGTCTTTGTAGACTTTACCTTCATGCCGGCCGCGATTGGTGTCTTGCCGTCGGCGGAGAGACTCTTACCAACCGGACTACTGTCTTCGGCTGGAGCTTCGACTACGGTTTTTTCTGGCTCGGGTACAGACACGTCGGCTTTGGCGTCTCTGTAGACGTCGCCAAAGAAGTTTTCTGGCTTCTCGTAGTAGCCAGCGGGTGCTTGTATGAACGGACCTAGGTCAGCTTGTTTTAGCTCGTTCCAGGTTTCGGTAAACTCGTCCATCTTGTCTAGTGGCACGCGTAGCTGTACGTCGTAGGTGTTGTCTTGCGCTTCTCCCTCGATGACAATGTACGGCACGCCGAGATCGGCCAGGTCTACTGGTCCCTCGTCGCCGCCAAACTTTGGCATGTCGCCGCCGATGTCGTTCAGCGTTACCTCTACAAAGTTACCGTCGTCTGACAGCTTGGGTGGGTTGGCGTCGTCAAACCACTGCGTGGCTCCGGCGTTCTTTGCGTACTTACTTGCGTCCACCTCTTCGGCCGTGATAATTGGTGACTTCACTACGTCTATCTTGTCTTTCTTGGCTACGTCGCCTGCTATGCGTAGATTTTCTGCGATGCTCTTAAACTCTCCGCCTTTGCCGTGCTTTTCTTGCATGTAGTCTGCAATTTTTTCTACTTCGCCCTGTAGCTCTGCAATGTCGTCTGGATTATCGACTGGCTGTTTTTGTTGTACTGTCTTCTCTAGCTCGTCTAATTTTTCTTTCAGGTCCAGGTCTTCTACCGGCAGGTCGGTCTGCTCCCTGTACAGTTTAATTGCATCCAGTGTCTCGTCTGCAAAGTCGTTGGCTATGACGTACGCGTCTTCAGGCTTGAGTTCGTCTTCTTCTTCCTCTTCTGCAGTGTCTAGAGGTGGCTCAGACGGAGCTTTTGTCTCTGTTTTTTTGTTCTTGTTTGTAGACTTAAAGCCCTCTGGTAGGGGTCCGTCGTAGGCGTCGCTGTTCAACGCCTCCTTGATGGCTTCTCCGGTCTCAGACGCGGTCGCTTCTGACCAGTCTAGTCCGTACTCGTCGTCAATGACGTTGCGCACCTTGTTGGCATTTTCCTCGTCCAGTCCGGTAATGTCCATGATAGTCTGTGTATGCGCCTGTACGTTCTTTAGGTTGTTGGCAGTAACTGTGGTGTCTTTGTCAGTGAGTCCAGCGCGCTCGAGGATGTCCATTCTGCGCATCTCTAGCTTGTCTGCGACGGTCTTTTGCAGTACTGGTTCGTCTGGAAACGCGGCTGCCACGAGGCTGTCGATGTCTGCTCTGGTTACGTCTAGCAGCTTGGAGGCGCTGGTCTTTAGGTCTACGTCGGTCATGTCTGCAAAAATCTTTGCGGACTGTGGATTCATGTCTGGGTCGCGAAGCGTCTCCCACTCGTCGGCCTTGTCGCCGAACAACGCGCCCTTTGGCTTGCCCATGGCGCGCATGAGCAGTGCTCCTCCGGTGTCTACGCGGTTTGGCTTGCCGTCTACTGAGACTACGTTGTCCATGGCAAGACCGGCGACGTCCCAGTTGGCTAGCCAGGCGTCTATGGCAAAGCCCTCTTGCAGCGCCTTCTTGTAGCTAGGCTCTTCAATTTTCTGCGCCATGTCTGGCTTTGCGTCCGGCAGTATCGGTGAGACGGTGACCATGTTGTCTGCCTCGTCCACGCCAAAGAACGTGTCGGCGCCGTCTACGCCGGCGCGGCGGTAGAGCGCTGAGGCCAGTACCTCGTTGCCGGCGTGCAGCGGACTCTTTGGTGTCTTTACATAGTACTTGCTGCCGTCAGGAGCCTCGTAGGTGCCGCCCTCGTTGGAGCCGAGCTGGTTGCCGATCTTCTTCCACTCCGTGATGTCAAACGAGTTACCAATGCTGGTTCCGATCGCGTCCGTCGGGTTCTGAGACTTGCTGAGCGCCGACTTGTTCTGTCGTGCTACGTCTGCCTCGGACGGTGGAACGGTCTCGTCTCCGGTGCCTGCTAGGTCGCGGAAAAATAGGTTTGTGTTGACACCCTGTATCTGCAGTGCGTCACGAATGGCTTGACCGCTGACCAGGATGTCGGTGCCGCCGTCAAGCGGATACTCCAGTATCGCGTACCCGGCGCTCTCTTCTTCTAGGTCTGGCTCGACTGCAATGCGCAGTGAGTCTAGCAGCGTCTCAGTTTCCCAGTTCTCTGCGATGTACAGTGGACTGTCTGTGAAGCCCTCTGGGAAGCCGGCTGCGACCTCGTTGCCGTCTGCTCCGTTGTACTCGGAGGCGTAGGCGTCGGTGTCTGGCAGGTTGTAGCCTTCTGGCAGGTCTATGTTTTCGTTTGGTATCAAGTAAGGCGTGTAGTTGCCCTCTTCGTTTATACCTATGTTCTCTGCCGGCGTCAGCTTACGAAGCCGAACAATTGTGTTGCCGTCTTTGTCAGTCACATCTTCGACCACGTACTGACCCCAGACCAGCTCTCGGTCTTGTCCTATTGGTGTGGTGGTACCGTTGCCCTCGTCGAGAACTACCACGAAAGTGTTTTCTCCGGTCTTACCCTCTAGTACGTCGTCAATGTCTCCGGTGGCTTTTCTCCAGGAGTCTGGTGGAAACGAGACTACGTTGCCCTCTTCGGACAGTGCGTCTGCAAAGCCCTGGTCCTCTGAGAGGTCGTACGACTTCCAAACCTTAGTAGCATTGGTGCCTGAGTTTACTGCCGACATCTTTAGCAGCGCCTGGGCGGTCGCGTACTTAGGGTCTTCGGAGTTGAACAGTTCTGGTTCTGCCTCTATCGCGACCACTGCCTCTTCTAGCTCGGCTGGGTTGCCGTAGGAGTCTACGATGTTTTCTGAGAACTTGCCGGCTTCCTCATCGTCCATGCCGAGAGTGTCCTGCGCGTACTGGTACAGCGCGGGTGTTACGTTCTTTTGTCCGTTGTCCGGGCCCTCCATCATCCACGCGCCCCACAGTGCGCGGAACGGGTCGTCGGCGGTGCCAAACTTGTCCTGGTCAAAGTGTTTTTCTACGAGGGACAAATAGTCCTTGTCGCCAGAGTCTACGTCCATGAAGTCGTTGTAGACTGACTCGGTTGCCTCATCTACTTCACCGGCAGCTATTTTTTCGTTGTACTGTTTCTTGTAGTCGTTCATGGCTTTGGCAAGCTCGAACGTCTTCGCCTGTCCCTCGTCTGTCTCGTCTATCTGCAGCTTATCGGTACCTTCGCTCGGAACTTCGATAGAGTCCATCTCGTCTAGGTCCGCCTGCGTAGGGAATACGTCGGCTAGGTCTGGTGTCGCCGCGCCGATGCCCTCCTCGCCCTTGCGAGAATCTAGCAGCGCTTGTACGTTTTTATTCTCGCCGAGCTTTGCGTCGTACAGCTGCGCTGTGTAGAGCTCTGCGTCCACGCCCTGCTCCTCGAGCGCCTTGTAGAGCGCCTCAGCCGGTACGTACTCCGAGCCCGCGTTGAACTCGAGCATGCCAAAGCCAGAGGCTGGCGCTGCGTCTTTTTCCATGGTCTTGACGCCGGAGTCGGCCGCCTGTTTCTTTTGACTCTTTGGTTTTGGTCCTGGCTTTTTCGGCGCGTCCTCGTCGACGATCTCGTCTGGGTCAAAGTCGTCTATCTCAGAGTCAAAGTCTTCGTCCACAACTGCGTCGTACGCACTCTGCTTGTTTATGAGCGCCTTGGCCAGGCTCTCGCGTAGCTCTGCCTCAGTGTAGCGGTTGCTCAGCTCTACTGGGTCGTCAGTGTAGTCAGAGCTTTCTTGCCCCTCTACTGGTCCCTCTGGAGAAAACGCGTCTAGGTCCATCTTGTAGGCGCTGCTAGGTGCGCTGTACGCAAATGGCTTAGCCTCGTCTAGTACCGCCTTCTTCTGCTGTGTCGCAGGCACTGAAGGCTCTTCGACTTCGTCTGGACTGTCTAGTCTCGCCTTGCTCTTGGTCTTACCGGCAACCATCTCGTCTAGTTCGGTGGGGTTCCACACGTTTCCTGCGTATAGTCTTTCTGAAAGCTTTACCACTGCTTTTTCTGCAGGACTCTGCATGTCTGCCCAAGCTGCGTCTGCTGCGCGCTCTCTGACTGAGTTTACGGCTGGATCCTTGTCGAGCGCGGCCGCTATGTCTGCTCGTGTGGCGTTCTCTGCCTTTACTGCGTCTATAGTTTCTTGCTCTGCGCCAGCTTCTTCTAGGGCCTTGGCTAGGGAAGTTCTGTTTTTAACTGCATTCTCTTTCAGTGCTTCGACAAACTCTGCTCTGTCTTTGAAAGTCTTGAACTCCATGCCACGTGACTCACCTAGTATCCACGGAGCGCGGAACGAGCCGTCATCGTTTTGTTCTAGTCGAGCGACTACATCGCCGTTGCCGTCAGTCAGCTGTAACGAGTTGTTCTTCACGTACTCCGTGTCATTGACGTCGTACTTTTCAGGTGTAGGGTCTGCGTTAAACAGTTCTCCCTGGTCAGGGTCAAGCGGGTTTAGCTCTTTGCCTAGGCCGCCTTCTTTGTACATTCCTGGAACGTTGTTGACTTCTTTTGGTGGACGAATGCTCTTCTCGTCCTGCGGTACAGCTGACCAGCCTGGCTCGAGCGGGTTGCCCTGGCTGTCTACGCGGTCAGCAGCCTGCTTTTTCAGCATGGCGGTGCGCTCTGCCACGTGTTCGGCATGGTTTGCCTTAACTTGCTCGTTGAACTTCTTTACTTTTTCTTGCCAGGCTTCCCACGTGTTGTTCTTTAGTTTAGCCTTTACCTGGCGCTCTTCTACGCTCTTGTCTAGCCTTGGCTCGTCGGTCTTGATAATTTTCTGCGTCTCTGCCCAGTCCTGCGAGACACCAATTGCAGTTAGCTTTGGCTTACCGCTGGAATCTTCGTCTCTTCTAGTTGCAATGTAAAAAGGCTTTTCTTTGTCCCATGCGCCGTTTTCGCCGGCCCCGACTAGTTCGCGCAGCTCGCGCTTGTCTGGCTCTAGGCTCTCCTGCAATTCGTTGTGTTTACGTATTCCTGCGATGGTGTCTCTTAGACTTTGATCTGGTTTTTCTACCTTGGTTACTACGTACTCGTCGTCTGTGCTTACGTATACGGTACGGCCTTGTAGAGTGTCTTTGTACTTTCTAAAACCTGCAGGCGCGTCTATACGTTTGACGTCTGACTCATTGAGCACGATGTCTTTAGAGCTGTAGCGTGCTTCACCTTTTTCTACGTCTGTGTCTGTCTTTAGTACCGCCTTCACGCCGCTGGTAGCGTTAGCTGGTACTCTGTAGACTGAGCCGTCGGATGTTTGTACGTCAAAGGTGTCCGTGTCTGGGTCCGCCGCTATGGTGCGTCCAGTCATCCAACTAACTAGTCCGTCTAGTCCCTTTTGTAGCCACCTGCGTCCGCCGCCCATCTCGGCAAACTGTCCTTCTGAGTCACGGCGTTGTAGCATCGCACGAGCTCTGCGAGCGGCTGAAGAGTTGCCGTCACCTATGGCTGCGACAAGCGCAGGTGCATCTGCGCCAAGTACGTCGTCTGGCACAAATCGACCAATCACTGACTGCAGCTGTGCGACGGCGTGAACCTGCGCAGGCGCTCCGACCGGAGCGCCAAAAGCAGACGCAACCACTGGACGAAGGTCGTCTTCTAGCCTTGGATCAGCAGACATCCATCGGCCGCGAGCCTGGCGCAGCGCCGAGGCGGTCATCGAGTGTCTACGACTGCAGAGCGGGTGAGACAGCGGCAGCAAGTCGGTGTTGTCGGCAAACGTCGCTGTCTTGTTGTTTGGATTCTGGCTTAGAGAAATAAACGTGCCTAGGTCGCGCAAGGCCTGGTACTCTCTGATAGAGAAAGAAAGCCCTCGAGTACGGTCTAGTGACCTGCGCACCACAGTCAGAGCTGCACGCTTTGTGACACGACGCTCTGGCAGTACTTTTGGATTCTCGTTGGCTAAGTACGCTATAACGCTGTTGTACAGCAGCTGCGCCTGCTTTTGTACGTTTAGGCGCTGCGGTCTCTTTGCTACGGCGGCTTTTTTATCTATTGCGTTTACAAGCTTGTTTAGTATGCTGCTGCTCATAGCGACGCCTCTTCTTTTGGTAGCAAGTCTAGATCTTTAGAGGTGCTGCTCAGTTCAGCCAACGCCAGCGCACGTTCAAACGGAGACTCTCCGTCTCGCACGGCTCGCAGCCAGGCTGCTCTGAAGGCTGGCTCGGCGTGGTAGCCTAGACCAGAGAACTCTGTCAGAGCAAAAACTGCCTGCTCCGAATTTTCATACTCGCTCGGTTCTAGCAGCACGACGGAAAGTTCGTCAGCCCAAATTACATCGGCTGAAGCCAGTATAGCGTTGTCTTTCTTAGTTGAGCGCGGGTGCGACGCAGGAAGCAGGTCGTTGTCTGTGGTGTAGTTTGCGTTTTTTGGTTTACCGCTCTTGAGCAGTTTTAGAAAAGCGTTAACTCTGGCTGCGGCCCACTGGTCGCGAGACATGCCTGGACGATGGCTGCCGGAGAAAGCTCCTGCGCCGCGCCTGTACACCGCCTTGAGCATGGCGCTAGACGCCTTGCGTCCCTCTGGTGCCTTCTCATTGTGCTTGCGTACTTTTTCGGCTAGCATGGCCTCGGTGCGCTTTGAAAACTTAATAGTCTTTGACTTTTTTGCGGTGGCAGACTTTGGTTTGTTTTTGTCAGAACCACGGACGCGCTCGTTTGGTTTTGCTTTTGGATGACGCTTACCGGCGGCTAGTTCTTCAATGTTTGCGGCCTCGTCTGGCACGCAGTTAGGAACCATTTTTCCGTTTTTCTTTTTCATTCCGACCTGCTTGTAGCCGTCCCAGCATGGTCGTGCCGCGCTCACGATGCTCTCGGTTGTGGCGACTATCTCTTCTTCGTACGACACGTTTACGCCTCTGGTTCAACTGGTAGTTCACCTGGATCGGGCGCCTGTGCTGGCTCCGTCTCTGCTGGTGGTGCTACGTCTTTTGTCGGCTCCTCTGTCGTTTCTGTCGTTGTAGGTTGTGCTCCTTTTGCAAGTTCCATTACTCGCTGTACGTCCGCAGGCAGACTTTCAGTGGCGTTGCCGCGAACCCTGGCCATGGTGTCAGGCGTAAACACCTGAAGCATTGCTTCGGTCAGCTCGGGGGTGACTTGACCCTTTTCAACTAGTACGCGGAGTGCAATCTCGGTCTCACTCGGCGCGTCGGCAGAAGAAAAACCGTGTGTTCTACGCCAAGCGTCTCCGGAGATAATGTGTCGGTCGTAGCCTAGATCGGCGTCTTGTGCTCGGTCGTTTCTTGTAGACACGGCGCTTGGGTCGTACCAAATAGTTAGTCTGTCTACTTCTGACGGAGTGTAGCCGTTGCTAATTAAGTACGGTCTGAAGTACACCACGGTGAGTGCGTCTACTATCAGTAGCATCAGTGGCTCGATGTGCGCCTTGTACATAGACTCGTCGATCTGTAGTGCGTTTGAGTACTTGATGTTCGCCATACCGGTGACTACGTCTTTAGGAATGTCGATACCCTGCAAGATACGCTCTAGTACTCTGTCGGCACGCTGTGCAAGCGCAGGATCAAAAGAGCGCTCGAACTTAAACTGCTTAATCTTGTCACCGAGTTCTGCAGGTCCGCGAATGATGAGTGGAACAACTGCACTGGCAGAATCTTCGTCGCGGATCGGCGTGGTCATCGCGTCGATGAGTTGATCTTCAAACTCGTCTTCTGCTTCTTGCGTGACTGCGCCCGGGTTCAACAAGTCATCGTCGATTACGTCGGGGTCACCGCTGGCTGCGACGGACAAACCGTCTGGTAGGTACAGCGCTCCTGCGTTTAGACGTGATCGGGCAGTGGCACGAAATGTTCTGTTGAGCAGCAGCAGCTCGGCGCAGAGGTCGAGCATGCCGCGCAGGCTTGAGTCTGCCTCGTCTGAGAAACGAGGATGCGCTCTCCAGATACGTCCGACAAACGCCTTGTTAGGTAGCTCGTAGCCACCCTGTCTAGATCCAGCTTGTCCGCCGCCCATTTGCTCGCGACGGCTGATGATTGAAAACGAGTTGTTCTTGTTGGTGACGGCGACTACTTCGTCAGTACTCTTGATGTCCCAAGACTCTGGAATGCCGGAACCGGGTCTGGCTGGTATTTGTACTAGGTAGCACTCACCGCATACGCTGAGGTTTAGCGCCGCGTCTCGTAGGAGACCGGCCTGACCGCCGTACGCAGAGTCGAGACGCAGAATTGCACGCTCTGCTGCCATGGCTAAATTTTTGTCTACGCTCTGCACGTCTCTTACTGACTTGGGCGCCTCGGAGGGATCGTCAATGACTGCGGGAAAAAGACGAATGCGTGAAATTACAGAGGCGACTAAATTGAAGGCGTACTTGATCTCGCCTATGGCGTCGTAGTACTCCCAGGCCTCTCTCTGCCAGGCAGAGCTCGCGGAGTTACGGCGAAGTCTAAATTGTTCATACTCATCTCGGTTGTTCATCTTTACCTGAGCCGCGGCCGCGGTCATTACGCGAGGCGTACTGAAAGGCACTGCAGTTGCGGGAGAAAGGAAGATAGATGACAGTCCTCTTGCGGTAGAGACGGCCGTGTCAGAGATAGTTTTGTTGGCTGCGGAAGATGCACGCAAAGAATTAGCTGGCGCAGTGGGCTCGTTAGAGCTTGGAGTACGTCTGAATACGCTCAAGGTTTTCTCCTACACAGTCGTTTGGACACGGAGTATGACGTCTGTCTTAGAGGACAATTTTCATACGCGGTGGTGTGGTAAATCATACACACATATTGAATAAGTGTTACTACAGTTTTTGAACTTGGTACAGTGTCTTCGCTAGATCGGCGATGTCCTCGAGTGAGAGGGTGAGTGCCGTGTCTGGTCCGGCCATTTCCTCTATTTGGTCCAGTAGGGGAGACAGTTCCTCCCGGCTTAGGCCGGTTCTTTGGCAGAGAAACCGCTGCATTTCTTCCAGCACCCTGGCTAGGTTTTCTCGTACGAAGGCCATGGAAAGCTCAATCTGCTCCAGTCTGAGCTTCATGTCCTCTATGCTTTCCGGCTGGTCGTGGTCCCAGGCATCGTTGGGGTGCACAGCTGGTCTCCGTTTTCTCCTAGGTTTTTGGCTACTAGGTGGTATTATTCTAGTATGACATGTATAGTCGCAGTTGTTGCAGCTGGCCGAGTCTTTATGGCGGCAGAGCGAGGCAACAGCGATGACAGTCTTATAGTATCGTCTTTAGACCCAAAGATAGTTACTCGTGGAGAGTTTCTTTTTGGCTACTCTGGCAACACTGGAGTGGGACAGGCCGTTCAGTACGGATTTACGATACCGCCGATAAAAAACAAGAAAAACATCAGCGGGCACATGATCAGCGTAGTTGTTCCAGCTATGCGCCAGTTCTTCAAGGACAACGACATTACTTGGAGCGGGGACCCGAAAGACGACGACGGGTGCTCTCTGCTCTTCGGTGTGGCCGGAAGAATATACGAGTGTGACACTGCGGACTTTCAGATGGTCGAGTACAAGGAGCTGGCTATCGGTTCCGGTGGCTCCTACGCCCTGGGCTCGCTCTACTCCACCAGGCACATAAAAGATCCGAAGATTCGTTTGAGGTACGCCGTCGAGGCTGCCATCGAGTTCAGTCCTTCTTGCCGAGGACCGATAGACTACTTCTACGAGAGCGTGCCGACTGCCCGTAAAAAGAGAAAAAAGAAAGCTGCGGTAAGTAAAAAAGCAAAAAGCTAAATCTCTAAGTCTTCCTGTTCCTTGAGCGCGTTCCAGATGGCTAGAGCAAACGTCACTCCACCGGCCATTAGAACCAGTAAAACTAGCAGTAGTCTTTTGCGTTTCATTTGTTCTCTAGCTCTTTTGTTTTGACTCTAGTTCAGATATACGTCTCTTGATGGGGCTGAGCATGTGCAGGACTAGTAAAAAATCTAGGGCTAGACCCAAGAAAAGGCCTGCAAAAAACCAAACTGCTTCGTTCAATTTTGTACCGGCTCTCTACCTATTAGACGTCACTATCTTGTATGGGTCCCAGCTCCTGAGACGGCTGCCGCAGCCGCAGTTGTCGTCCCGCATCCAGGCCAGCGACTTACCGCTGACAGTCTTGATGTGGTGCACACCCTTGTTCTTGTCCATCGGCGCAATCCTGTGCTTGTAGTCTTCTCTAAAAATTAGTTCTGGACCCTGTAGAGAGTCTACGGCAATAGCTACCGTCGTGTCCGTGACGAACACGCGGGCACGAGACACCCGGTACACACCCTGCGGCAGGGCGTTGTCGTTTAGCTCTAGAGTGCCTAGACGCTGTGTGTAGGTGTTGTCCGCCAAGACGCAGTTGGCTGGAAAGGTGTCGCTGACTATGCGCATTTAAGTTGTCCGTCTCTATTTCTGTGTGAACTCGTAGTGTGCCCACCCTAGCACACTTTTGGCCACTGCGAGTGGTAAAACTATGGTCTGCTCCACGGGGGCGCTGTCTAGTATGTTTCTGGCTTCCTCGTCTGAGTTGGCCAGCAGGCAGTCCGAGTACGCAGGGTCTGAGAGGAGGATACTGAGCGGACGTGCCAGGGGGACCTGTGAAGTGGCGTTAGTCACCGTGGACAGAGTTCGTGCACGTGGGTGTTTGGAGTTTGGCTTGTTTATCCAAACCGTGACCATGTAGTCCTTGCTCAAGTCGACGCCTGCGCTCTTCTTATCACGGCGCGGTAGGAGACGCCCATCGCCACGGCTACCTCACGCAGCGGGACGCCACGTTTGTGCAGGTCCTTTACTATCTCGGTCAGTTGCTCATTTGCCTCTGCGTAGGGGGAGTCCGAACGTGTCTTAGAACGATAACGCCTCGCGAGTGCTGAAAGCTGGGCTAGTGTCTCTACTAGCTCTGGTGGGACTCCTGGGGACATCGGACGACGTTTTATGGCTATCGAGGCAGTACGAACAGGAGACGGTGACGCTGGCATAGGTACTAGAGTCGCGTTGCTCGCTGTCGGGTCGGCTCTTTTTATCCAGGAACGAACTGTCGTACGTGCTCTTTTGGGGACAAAGGCAGCTGCAATGCTGGACAAAGACCAGCCTGCTCTGTACAGCGCGTCCACGCGCAAGTACAGCTCTTCGTCCTCTAGAGTGGCCAAGTAATCACACTCGGCGGTCGGTAGTACCGCTTTTCTCGCTGGAGGCCTGGTTCTGCTTGTCATGTTTAGTATCGTACACCTGTTTGAGACTTCTGTGCAGATCGAGGTGCGGCACTATTTGTACGATTAAGCTAAAAAAGTGAAGCTTAAGTAAAAATGACTTTGCCGCGACAGAAGGCCGTACTTACTGTGCGCGAAGCTTCGAAACGTCTCCGCCCCCTTAAGGGGCTAGGCTTGCTTGTCTAGCTTTGTTCCTGTATCGTGGAACTGCGAATGTGCAGCTGAGCTTAGTGCCTAGTGCCTAGGCATAGGGGCGGGGGCATGAGGCAGGCGGGTAACCTATGTGACTAGGACATGTGCTGAGCTGGGCTTTGTCGAGAATGTTATTGACGAGCGAGCTTGTTGCCTGTGCCTTGGAAGTTGTAGCTTGCTGACGAGCTGACGAGCTGACAAGCTGTCTGCCTCGGAGACGTGGCTAGGGATGGGCCTACGAGCTGTGAGCGCTGAGCTCGAGCTGGCCTGTGCTCTGACATGAAGAAAGCCTGGTCCCAGCTTTCCACGGGGGAAAGTCCAGGCCAGGCTGTCGACTGGTCCTACGATGTGTGTGCGCCTAGCCAGCTAGCTTGCGAGCTGTGTGCGCTGTCGTGCTGTGCAGCTGCGACGCGTACGCGTAGGCGACACGGTCTAGAGTACGATTCGTACTCCAGGCTGGTTTGCAAATAGTTTCTCGAGCGTGGTTCTGTCGAGGATGCCTGTGACGTCCAGACCCTGGGTAGCTTGAAACTTGGACACCGCATTAAAGGTTCCCTCGGCGTAGTGGCCGTCTTGGTCCGCAGTCACGTCCGCATACCCGGCGTGGTAGAGCTGGTACTGTACACGTCGGACTGAGGCTGAGTTCTTGTTTACGCCTGGGTACGTCAGCGCTGCCAACACTACGTCTACCGCATCTGCGTCTACGACACGCTCGACTGGGGCGACCGCAGCTGGTGGCTCGGCTACGACCTGGACTGGCTCTGGCTCTGGTTCTGGCGCAGGCGCGAGCTCAGGCTCTGCAGCTGGTGGCTCTTCCACGGCTGCGACCTCTGCGACCTGGACTGGCTCCGCAGCTGGTTCCGCAGCTGGTTCGACAGCTGGTTCCTCGGCGACGAGCTCAGGCGCTTCGAACACTGTCTCTTCGCCCTTGCCCGCTTGGCTACGCTTGGCTGGACGCTGGAACGCTGTTCCGTCTTGTACTAGGCCGTCACCGTCGGTGTCGACCGCATTGGGGTTGTACCATTCTTCAGTCATGTGTGTATCCTACACCTTCTTTGCTTGCTTGTCCACGGCACACTGGCCAGGACTGGACGGGAACTTGGCTGCCCACTCGGCCGCACGGTTGCCACCGTATGTGGACCAGGCGCTCCAGTTGGTGCCAGCCTTGCTCATGTAGTATGTGATAGCTGCGTTGGTCACAGGGTCCAGCAGCTCTCTCGGGTGGTCCAGGTTGAACTTCTTGACTCGGTCCGCACCCAGGTCGCCAATCATGTTTATCTGAAAGACTCCCATGGAGTTGTCGCCACTGAGCGCGTTCTTGTTCCAGGCCAGCGGTCTGCCGTTCGACTCGGCCTTGGCTATCGCCCAGGCGGTCTTCAGGCTCTTGCCCTCGAAGCCCACGGCCTCGAGCAGCTGCCGCAGCTGTACGTCGGTCAGCGGTTCGGTTCTGTCTTTGAACTGGGCCAGACGCTCTGCGTCCGCCTTCGGTGCCAGCTTGTGTAGTATGTCGCGGACGAAGTCAGCCGGCATCAGCAGGCGTGCACTCGACTCGTTCTCTGTCTTTACTTCGGCCTCTGACCGCAGCACCGTGATGCTCGGGTTCCAGATGGCCAGGCAAAGCATTACTTGTACCAACAGTATCACCGCTGGCTTTGGCTTCTTGTTCAGGATGTTTCGCAAGTTTCCTCCGATGTAGGGGTGGGCAGACGGACGCAGTCCTGTTATGGTTTGGATTCTGCGGCTCTTGGGACGTCGATGGCGACGTCTCCTCTGCTTAGGCCGACTTTGAGTTGGCTATGCTGACTGGTCTCCGACCAAGTTCAACAGGTTAGATGGATGGGACAGGTGGTTCATTTGTGGTTCTCCTAGTCTTTTCCTCTGCCTAGTTTAGCACGTCATGTGCCGTAGGAAGATAAGAAACACTCCCTAACGACGTGTTTTCTTCGTAGTCCGGTCGTGCGTCTGCATCTTCGACCTGGTGCATCGCGGACCAGACGTCGTGCAGTGCGTCTGAGTACTCGACCGGCAGGGTGCTGGCGCACCTGCCCTTGAAGTTGGAGTAGGTGATGTCGCGGACTGAGTGTGCAGCCCAGCGAGCGAAGATGTTCTGGTCTACGTACAGTCTGTACGGATAGTCTGCCTCCGGAGTGTTCAGGATAGCGACCTCCTGCTCCTGCATGGCGAAGATGGCCACCTGGAGCGGCTCTAGTGCTGCTCGGTCACGAGCGCGCACGACTAGCTGGCCTGGTATCTCGCGGTCTGAGACCGCAGACACGAAGCCGGTTTCTGTAAAAATCCACACTTTATACGTCCTTTCGTCTTGTTTCGTCGCGGTTAGGCGACTGAGGGGAAGTACTTGACACACTCGGGACCAAGCAGTCGCTCTCGACTCTTTTGGTCTGTGAGTTGTGCACCGCATCTGGCGCAGCACCGGTGGTGCTCGCCGAACAGCCTGGCGTACTTGTACGGGTCGTGGACGACTACGTTCACGAGTGCCTGCTGCTGCGCCGGCGTCATCTTGGACCTGTTGAAGTGTCCTGGTGCACCGTGTAGCTGCCGCATGTACGTGGTTCCCATGTAGACTCGCACCTCGAAGAAGACCAGGTCGTTAGACTCTGGACTGTTCAACACGTGTGCGACCGTCTCACTCGGCACCGCATACTTAGAAACTGGAATGCGAGAAAGTGCCTCTCTTGTGTCCAGCCAGGCGCCCTTTGAGACCGGTTTGTCCGCCGGCTTGGGTCCAGGGCCGAACAGGGTGAGCTGCTCTGCTACTGTCGTCATTCTGTCCTCCGTACTGGAGTAGATGGTCTACTCCCTGTACTATTATACCATACCTGCGCTGGAAAGTAAAGTCTAGCGCTTCGGCAGCTCCAGCTGCCTGGTTGGGTATCTCTTCTTCATTGCACGCTGGAGGCGCCTGAGCGTCCACGTGTTCAACGCGAGCATGACTCTGAAGTACACCCTAGACTCGCTCTCGGATTGACAGCACTGCGGCTGCGATGGCGCTGAGGCCCAGGGCCAACACCGCACGGTCGGTTCCCACAGCTGCTGCCACGAGCGCGGCTGCGCTGAGCACCACGGCCAGGACTGCGGACCAGACTACGTCCTTGAACTTGAGTCCGTTCACGCTAGCGGAGACTTTCTTGTGCGACCCTTGAGACGCTCGGATGGGTCGCGTAGCTCTACGCCGGAGAGCTGCACTGCCTTGCGAGCTGTGCGATAGGTGACGCTGAGTTCCTTCGCGATTGCCTCGACCGCGAGACCGGATGTGTAAAGCTGTCCTGCTTGTGTTGATAAGTCTACTGCTGTTGCCATGTGTCTTTTCCTGTTCTGTGTAGTCTGTCTTTGTGCCCGCTGCGGGGCAAGGTGGTGTATAGGATGCACCGTTTTCGTCAGAAAGTAAAACCTGACTCCCGGTGTTTCTTACTGATTTCGCGACTTCCTGGCCCAGCCTGCCATGTCGAGGTACAGGCTGAGACGCAGGAAAGCTGCTGCGGGGAGACGAAGCAACCAAGTCGACCCGCAACTTACCGGCTCACTGACCGGTAAATCTATGCGTTCAAGAAGAGTTTTCGTGCCCGTCTGCCCATGGGCCCACGGTCGCGCGTCTCTTTTGGCACTCTGTCCGCAATCAGGATGAGGGCCCGGTTGAAGGACTCTACGTCCTGCAGACTCTCCCACTCCTCGGCGCGCATGTCGAGCGTGAACTCTACCGGCGTCGGGTCTTGGTGTGGCTCTAGGTTCTCCCACTTTTTTGCGAGTACGTTGATGCGGTGATGGACTATGTCCCTATTAGTAAGCCCCTCGTGATTGAACAGCACGAGTTTGGCTATGTGAAAACCGTCTGGGTCCAGGCGCATTGCGCCTAGGTCTACCGCAGAAGGGTATCTGTTGAAGCCCAGCTCCTCTGCCTGCTTGCACAGACGCTGAAGGTCGGGCGTGTTCATTACTCTTATGTCTTCTTTTATGGCTTCTCCGTTCCGACAGATTCAGGGAACACTGATTCCAGTAGCTCGTCTGTTGTCATGATTTGGCATGGGGTCACGCCTTGTCTCCAGTCACAGATTACGTGTCTGTCTGCAATTACGTGGTTAATCCCGATGGCTACAAGCAGCATCGCCATGCCCAGCACTACCCAACCGCGTGTGGTCACGCGCCAGGTGGTCTCAGGCTTGGTCTCTGCCTCGCGTATCGGGGACTGATACACTTTTGTCATGGTTGCTCCGTCTTTTGTCATTTGGCCGGACTGTCCGGCACTAGGATTATTATACCGTATCTCCCTGCCCAAGTACAGCAGGCTGGTCTAGGCTTTGTCCAGCAGTTCTCGCAGGGTCTTTGGTTCCCAATTGCGGTCTCGCTCGACTCCTGGCACCTCGACCGCGCCGAAGCTGGCGGTCAGGCTCTCCAGCTCCTTGAGGGAGAAGTAGCCCAGCTCTCGCTCCAGTCCATCGACCAGTCCGAAGAACAGGTCTTCTCCGTCGAACTCGGACGCGTACCAAGTCCAGCTTGAGTACGGCGTGAAAAACTTGACCAGCGCCTTGGCGTCTAGGCCCTTGTCCTCTTGTGAGTACAGCTTGGGCAGCTTGGTCCGCAGCTCCTTGGTGAGCAGCATCATGTGTCGTTCCTCCTTGTTAGGTACAGTCCACCAGGTCGGAGTTGTTTGCCGGGGCTCCTAGGATTTCGACCCCTCAGTTTGGCCACCGAACTCCTGGTGAACTGTATAGATGTATTATAGCGCAGGAAGGTGACAAAGTACACCCTAGCCGGCAGGTGTTTCTAAAAAGGTTGGTGTGCGCTAGTCCGATGCTTCGTATAGGCAGCCCGAAGCTGCCCCATCGCTCACTGCAGGGACGAGACTAGTTCGACAACACGTCACGCACACCTTGTCTCGTTTGCACAGGTTTCTAAGGCTTACCCGGGAATACTAGCCTTCGGCAGTCAAGCTGCTTGCCCCTGCGGGCTCCTGAGATGTCTGCCCGGATTTCTTTTTGGTTCCGTTCTCGTACTCGTCTTTGGTCGGGTGCTTCTTGTGCAGCTGCACGAAGCTCTCGTCCGCGCAGCCGAGCTTGCAGCTGCAGACGTAGAGACGGTGGTAGTAGCGGATGGAAGGCTTGCACTTGTCGTGCTCACCCATCATGCACCAGCCACAGAGAGTACCGGCACTCCGCACGATGTAGTCGATTGGAGTGTTGTACGGGTCTTCTATCTTTGCCATGCTACTGAGCTTTGGCTGCTTCTGCCGCTCTGTACGCTTCGGCCATCTCTTCTATGTCTTTTTTAATCATCGCGTATGCGTTTCCGCACCGGTAGCAGTACGTCTCGGTGGGGATACCTCCGAGCGTGAAGGCGGCTACTCCTGAGTAGACGAGGTCAGTGCTCTCGCAGTTGAAAGTCTTGCACTGCTTCACGAAGAGACCTTGCTCTTGTGTAGCAACTCGGCGTGTGCACGCTCCAGTTGGATGTGCTCGTTCATCAGACGTCCGTAGGCACGGATGCTGATTATCATGACAGTGCAGGCTCCAAGGAGCGCAATGATGATTGCTAGAATGTCAGTTGTCAACAGCGTCATCTTTTATTACCATCTCTCTTTTGACTTGCGAGACAAGTACACAAGACCACCGATTGGACTTGCAAGAACGTACGCTACCACAAGACCGGTGAACCCGTCTAGCACGAAGCCAACGACTAGAACTACGACCGCAAATAATTTTGCGAATCGTACCCAGGTCAGCATCGACCAGAACATTCCGACCAGTACTGTTGCCTCGTAGGCTTGCTCAGCAGGCGTTTGGAGTGGCTTGTTCTTCGTCCGCACCAGTTTCTTACCGGTAGTAAGAACCGCTGAGTCTGGCAGTAGTCCGTACTTCATCTTGTCCTCATCTCTCGAACCGCTTTGGTTCGATAGATGTATTATACCGTAATGGACCGACAAAGTACACCCTAAAAGGAAGAAACCCCCGGGAGATGAAACCGGGGGTTCCTCGGGGAGAACTGCTTACTTGGCCTGGAGGACCGTGTAGGCTGTCTCGGTTAGGCAGGCAGTGTATGCCTCTGGGAAAGATACTTGCAGGGTCTCGCGGTCAATGCCGCTGCGATTGCGCTTGAGAATGCGTACTCGTTCTACGCCGTTGATGGTTCCAGTCTCCGCGTCTCCTAGGAGCTCTCTGATTTGACCCTCGACCTCTAGCTTTTGAGCTTCTAGAGCCTTCAGGGCGGCTTTGGTGCTGTTGAAGCTAACGATTAGCTTCTCTACTTCTTTACCGAGCTCGACCGAGTCGGTAGTTGTGGAGACCACTACTTTGGTCTCTATCTTGGTGCTGGCCATTCGACCACTTCCCTTCGTCTTTCGTCTTTATCCAACCGGTTGGTTGAATAGATGTATTATACTATAGTGGAGCGACAAAGTAAAGTATTTGAGCCGTCTTCGGGAATTGAACCCGAGGCCTACGCTTTACGAGAGCGTCGCTCTGCCGACTGAGCTAAGACGGCGAGCTATTCCTCGGGGAACAGGATTAGACGCAGCTGCTCTTCGTACCTTGACGCAGTCCAGTCTCCTGACAGGTCTTCGTTGTTGGACAGGTCCTCCAACGAGAACACCGCGCAGTATCCCGGTTCGTCGAAGAGCACCGCGAGCTTGGTGTCGCTCTCGGCGGGGTCGTCGAAGATTGCCACGGTGTACGGCTTTCCGCCTTTACCGTTCTTATGTACAGCAGAGGCCACGACTTCTATCTTGGTTGTCATGGCCGCTACTCTACCGCAATTAGCCTACTTGAGTCAGGTCTCCGCAGCCGGTACACCAGTACCAGTCTCCGAGCACGGAAGTCTCGTCGAACTCGTGCTGCCACTCGAACTTGTCGTGCTCACAGGTTTCTGGGTTCTTAGACCCATCTCCCCGCACGACTTCAGAGTCGTCTACGCGGATGAGTACGTCCTGAGTCCCGTCGCTGTCCAGTCTAAACCTGATTACTTTGTCGTTTACCATAGGTCTTCCATCTCCATTCGGTAGATGTGTCCTGGGCCATTGCCCTCTGGGTCTTGACTCGGTACCATCACCGTGCCATCATCTAGGGTGAACACCACCGGCACACTTCCGCCGCCTTGGTACCAACCCATGTTCTCTACTTCTTCTTCGGTCATCTCCCGCACAGACTTTATGGTCCGACCAACCAGTGGTCCCCACTCGTCTTGCACGTAGTCTTTACGTACTGCCATACGAGTCCTTCCGTCGTTTCGCGAATAGGTTTCGCGTTAGACCTATTATACCACAAGGGAGGCTAAAGTGTAAGCCCCCAGGAAAGTCCATGCTACTCGCCGGTAACGTTACCGATGGGTAGCAAGCTTTTCTAAGTCGGGGATTTGCCTAGGGGTACCGCAAAAACTTTTCTGAGAATCTGCTCCCTTAGGGTGTACAAATGTCAGTGCTAAATGGTATAATACAGTTATTGAATCAAACAGACGGGTTTGGTTCTCTTAACGAGATGGAGATGGATTAGGTGAATACTAATCTGAAAGAACTTCAGTCCTTCTCACTTGAGACCGCATTCAAGGCGGGCGAAGAGTGGACAAGCACTGAAACTGATGTTCTTGCCAAAGCAAGAGCAGCAGGTACAAACTACTTTGCAATAGCAAAGATGTTAAACCGCACTGTCTACTCAGTGACTACTCAAGCAAGAGTGGTTGGAATTGCAAAGCCACACCGCAATGTCCGCAAGAGCAAGAAGGTCTCAGTGCCTGCTTGTGTAAACTGCAACCTAGTGCATTCTTACAAGGAGTGCGACTAAACTAAATGCCAGAAGGGCATTGACTAAATGTCAGTGCCCTAAGGTATAATAAGACTACAACTTAATACGGAAACCAACGACAAAGAGATGGAGATACTAATGAGCGCTAAATGGTGCTTAATGAATACCAGCGATGGAAGTCGCGGGGAAAACGGTAAGAAGAAAGTCTACGAGGTAATTCTCGAAGGCAACAAAGTCCGCATGATTTGGGGCATGGCAGAAAAAGATTCTCGCCAGTCAAAGACCATGGTCTTCGGTACTGAACTCGCTGCTAAGTGGTTTGCTCAAGGCAAAGTCCGCGAGAAGATTCAAGACCGCGGGTACGAGTTGGTCTACTCGGTCTAAACGACTAAGACTAAACCCCCGCTGATGAGGCGGGGGTTTTTTCATGCGTCGAACTTTCTACAGCCTAGACAGAAGTAAGGAGTCCTAAGGTCTGAGAGCGGTACAGACACAACCGCAACGCAGTGTGAACACCGCACCTGTCTCTTCAGTACTTTTTTGGTCTCTTGATTTTTTCTCGAGCCAAATTTAATTCTTAACTTCCGCACGGTAGTACTGAATTCCCTCTGCCTTCTGCATCTCGTCTTGGACCCAGGGTAGACGGTGTCTAGGTGCGTCTAGCATCGAACTCGCGAACTCAACAGCCGCACGCTTTGCAGCGCCGAGAGTCGAGCAAGCGGCACGACGGTATGTGTCCGTGTCCGTGTCTTTTACCTCTACCAACCACGCCGACTGCGGCGCTTTGTTCTTTAGCATCGTTGCAACTATCATCTACTGCGTCCTTTCGCTCTGTTCTTTCTTAAAACTGTTTGGAGCGCTCTGCTCTTTCCAGTTGTCTTCTTAAAGCCGTAGCGTATCATACGGTTTGCTACGGCCGCGTGCGTGACTCCCAGCAACTTTGCCAATGTGGCAATCTGTACCTTCTCTACCTTCACCGCGTAGTCCAGCAGGCGCACGTACTCCTCTGCCTCCGCACGGTACCTCGGGCCGTGCCCACGTATCATCTCGGCGTAGGGCTGTAGCTCCAGCAGTCGCTTTCTGACGCGGTCGCTGGGTTGAGGCGTGTCTCTGACGTACTTCTTTCTGCCGTGGAACTCCGCATAGACCGGTGCAGGTGGCAGCGGGAAGTGAGTCAGTACGTAGTCGAGCCAGTTGTCTTCCGGCCTAGTTTGGCCAAGTTGCCGCACTCTCTCACGAGTCACACCCATCGCACGAGAGATTGCGCTCGCAGTCCAGCCCAAGTCCTTGAGCTTCCAGATGTAGGCACTCCGCATACGACCGGTAGACTTGTCGGTCTTCAGGCCAAAGTCTTTCTCGAACGCCTCGTAGACCTCCGGTGGCAAGACTTGCCCGCTCTTCGCGAGTTGTCCCCACTTGCCGTGCGGGACTTCATGTACTACCTGTTGCATGTAAACCTTTCGTTGTGTCGGTCAGTAAATGTGTGGACAGTTTTAAGCCATGCCCAGGGCTCCCCCGCGCTACTAGCCCGAGATGGGTTGGGCGAGCGCAAGAAGTTTAGATTTATCGTCGAGCAAGCCACTTTCGTGCCGCAACGATTACCACTGGAATTAACAGCGTCCAGGTCGGTATAAGTGCGTCTAGGCCGATTGACTCGACGTAGATGCCAATGAAGTCCAGGTACAGGTACAGTTCCATTAAGCGCGTCTTGTGTTGGCCATGTGGTACAACTCTTCTTCAGAGAGTACGCCGCCAGTCTCAGTCGCTCGTCCCGTGAACTCTTCACCGGTGATTTTTTCGTACAGCGGCTTTGCCATCGCGAAGCCAGTCTCGCCGCCGTCAGAGCTCAGCAAGATTGCATCCGCGAAGTGCCGCTTTGCCAGCAGGAGTGTCGCAGTGACGACTACGTCGTAGTCGTAGCGGTTTGTCTTGCAGAAGTCGAAGCCAGAGTCGTTGAGCTGGATTACTAGCGACTCGCACGGACCGTTTACTACGACCTCGTACTGATTCGCGACTATCCCGCACTTGACGCTGGTTGCCGACTTTATCTTCTTGACATCTTCCGCAAACGCTTTGAACTTTTCAGGTTCTAGCGGTTGCTTGATGTTCCAATAGTGGGTGTATCCCATCTTTGTCCTTTCGTCTTTAGTTGTGGGCGTCCTGGAGGACTTACCGCGGACGACCGCTCGAGTGAGCAGTGTTCCCCGCGCCCTCAGGTCGCTTAGAACTATTATACCGCAAGGGGATGACGTTTGTCAACCCCTCACGGTTTAATGTTATAGATACTGGATGTGTTCTCCAGTAGTTGGGTCGAACGTCAGTTCGACCACGAAGTCGAGGACCTCGACTGGAACTTCGTCCCGGTCTATCTCCTCTTCGTCTCCCTCTAACCAGAAGTTGACGTTCGTGTCTTCGACACCCTCGTCGTCAGACAGTAGTTGAATTACGTAGTTTTTACCCTCGAACTCAACCGTGAAGTTTTGGTACCAACGACAAGGTGTCGGTGCTTCCATCTTCTTTAGGTTTACCATGGTTCTCCCATCCCCAGTCTACTTCTTGTTCGACTGAATAAATGTATTATACCGTGCAGGACTGACGTTTGTACACCCTTAATTGACGCGTTGTCTTGCGTCTTCGAGCATCATCACCATCAGTTTCTTGAGTGGTTTTGGAACAGACTCGTACGGGATTTCGAGTACGGAGTCGTCGTCTCCGAATGTCATCATGTAGCAGATTTGGTCGACTATGTCCTCGCTGGAGTATTCCAGCTTTATCGGCACTAGGTCTTTACCCGCGAGCAGCAGGTACTTCGCCGCTTGAGAGATTTGCGTTTCCATCTCTTCCATAGTCTACTCCTCCTCGTTCAGTACGTACAGAAGGGTTCCCATGTCGTACCCGAGACCAGTCCGCACTATGATTTCTTCGCCGTCTAGCACCACGGTTGCACCGGGCATGTTCTCACTCACGAAGTTCTTCAGGTCTTGCAGTGTGTCCATCTCTTGCCGTCCTTTTCGTCGCTGGGTTTAAGGTTCAACACGGAGCGGCGTATTGTTTCGGACCCTGCGCAGTAGCAGTCTTTCGTTTGACCAGCGCCTGTCCTCCGTGTTGAATAATTGTATTATACCGTATTGCATTGACAAAGTAAACTACGCGTGTCAGACCGAGTCGTCGCCCTCTAGTATGTTGATGAAGTCGGTGTGCATCTCCTCTATCGGAGTGCCGAACTCCCAGATTGTCTTCTCGAACTTGTCCGGTGCCTCGTAGATGACGCCGTCGCGGATGTCCAACTCACGGTCTGCTGCCACGTCTGTTGGAATGTCGGATGCCCGCATTACGTAGATGACACTGTCGGGATTGAACTCCCACCAGTCGCCGTTCTCGTTTGCCAGGTACAAAGATTTGGTCGCCATCAGACTTCCACCTTTTTCTCGTTGTCGACGCCCTCTGACACGTAGGTGAAGAGTTCGTCCGGACTTGGGAAGTATTCGTCCGACTGTGCGCGTTCGCAGGCGTATTTCCACGCCGCATCTGAGATGTCGTCGTTCCAGTACTCGAAGTGTTCTTTCAAGTAGTACTGAAAGCAGACGTGCTGAGTCTTGTCCTCAATCTCGTTGAGACTGTCAATCAGGTCTTGGACCGTACTTGCCATCGTCTTTTCGTCCTTTTCCGGTCAGACTGTCTGACCATTAAATGTATTATACCATAATAGAGCGACAAAGTAAACTACGCCAGACCGGTGTCTCCAGATTCGGTCGATACTGCGACTGAGTCGACTGTGGCCGTGCCGACCGGACAGCTCACCGAGACTCCGGCCATAGTGGCCTGCTCGACCGCTTCGGCCATGGTTTCGGCCTCTATGGACAGGTCTGCCCAGATGTTTACCCGTACTGTGAATGGTTGACTCATAAAGCTACACTCCCTTGGTTTGGACTATCTCTTGCCCGTATCCTACGCCTAGTTTACCGTTGCCCAGCGACGCGAAGTGTACTTCGCAGAAGTAGCCCCATGGGCCCGTGAAGCTTGCCGCGTCGTACTTGGCGTTGCTCAAGCAGAAGTCGCACCGTGGAACCGGGTCTATGACTACTTGCCGTCTCTCACCGACCCAGACTGGACCTGGCCGCTTCTTCGGCCTACTCTTGCCGCTCATCAGACCTTCTCCAGGATGCCGACTGGTGCCACTACCGGTGCCGAGTACACGGCGCCAGACGAGTCTCTCCGTGCAAACCGGCCGACTGGGTCATCGAGAGTCACCACTACTTTGGTTCTCCGCTTCGACTTGACCGTGCCGGTCTGGCCAATCATGTACTTCGTGCCGCAGTCCGAGTTGAACTTCACCCGGTCGCCGACCGACAGGTCGGTGATGGCCAGCTTCTTGGATGGGGCACTGGCGAACGTCCGCGAGGGCGTGAGGCCGCTCGACGCCGTCTTCGGCAGCTTTCCAAGGTCTTGGAGCCGCATGTTGATTGCGGTCGAGAGCTGGTCTATGTCCGCGTCAAAGGTGCCGGCATGTACCAGGTCGGTTATCTGTAGTACGTCTATCGTCGTTTGATTCATGAGTCTATTATACCATGTTTAGCCGACAAAGTACACTCCTTCGTGCCGGTCTTCCGCAGGTCTGCCCAGATGTGCCGACTCCAGTGGCTGTACGACCACAGCCCCATGAGGAGGCTGCTTCGTTCCAGTCCGCTTGGTCGGTAGTCCGACGTGAATGTAGACGACACGTACTCGTGCCGTCTTGGAGTCTTGCCCGCGCGACGCTCGAGAGAAGTGTACGAGTGCCGCGCGGATTTTGTTCTGTCGGTCTTAAGCCGCAGAATTCTTGATGCCAATCTTTGACAGTAATTTACTCGCCGCCATGCCAATCTCTTTGGAGACGTGTTCTACTTCAGACGATGTCTTGGTGTCGATGACTACGCCGTCTGCGTGCTCGGCGTACCTACGTGCTGAACCGTAATTGTCGAACGGTACCCACAGCACGGCGACGCCGGCATCTTTGCAAGCCTTCATCCACTTGACGGTATGAGCGCGCTCGTCTGGAGTGTACTCACCATCACTTACGACAACGAGCATGCGAGCACCTGAACCGTGCAGCAGATTGAGTGCGCCGTCGAGTGCCTTGAATGCTTTTTCAAACTTTTCAGTGCCATCGTGCGCAGTGTAGACGTTTACTTCGTACTCTCTTGCAAGTGGCTTGCTTGAGTAGAATACGTCGTTGCCATAGTACACCTGAGCATAGCGACCCTGCACGCGATGTGCAGCCTCACTCATTACCCACGCAGTAGTTGCCATTGGTTGCATCGCTGAGTCCATAGAGCCAGAGATGTCTACCATTACACCTACTGATAGTGTGGGGTCGTCGGTGTGCTTGCGTGTGGTCTTGCGCCAAGGAGTCACTGGCGTACGTACACCTGCAGACTTTTGGGCAGCACCCTGTACTACTGTGCGAGTGTGTAGACGTCCTGGAGGCAACTGCGAAGCGGAGACAGTGATGTCACGCTCGCGGTACTTTGCCTTCTCCAGTGCATTACCAATCAAGACTGCTGCTGCACGCTCTTGTGGAGTTGGTGGACGGTGAGCAATCAATCTTGAACTTGTGTCTGAGGCACCAGGACCACTTGATTTGCCAAAGACTTTGCTGAATGTCTCTTTGTGGTCATGTTGCTCTGCAGAGGCTTTGTAGCGTGCTGCAACTGATTGACGACGCTCTTCTTCAGTCTGTTCGTCGTTGATAGAGGCAGTGACACCCACTGCTACGCAGTCGGCTGCTTCTGCCAATGCTTCAGTCAGTGCTGCGATTAAACTTTTGCTAGGTGTGTCGTTCAAAGTCTCGCCATGCTCTTGTGCTGCATCTTTTAGAATGTCTAGCCACTCGTCGACAAGAGGGTACAACGCAGTGATGTTTTTGTCGTCTGTGTGTGTGCGAGTCTTGTTTAAGATTTCGCGAAGGCGAGAAACTCGGTCGTCGCCGAGCCAGTCACTGCATACGTCGAAGACAGCCTGTACGTCACGCTGGTCGAGAATACCTGCGTCGACTCTAGAGTGTACGAGAGCGACAAGCATACCTGCACTTCTAGTTGTAGAGTTCTTTGTAAACTGTTCGGCTGCGTCGTCAATCGCAATTTCGAGCGCACTTGCACGGAGGAAGTTAACGTACTCGGGCGCGATTGTAAGGGCGCGAGACTCGACTCTGGACTCTTCGAACAGGACGAGTGTCTGGTGCTGGGATTCATTAAGGTCCTCTGCTGCTTTCGCTAGGTCCCACAAGGAGTATCGTGCGTGCATTGCCTCGTGAAAGATACAACCTGTGGCTTTTGGCCATTCGTACTGAGTGCTCTTGTCGAGCATTGAGCCAATGTCTTCTGGCTTGACATAAGGGGTAAATGCCATTGGAATGCTTACTTCAACCTCTGCAGTAGCAGGAGTGAAGAATGCGGCAGTCTGTCCACCGGCACCGGGACCAACGAAGGCAACGATGTCCGAGCGGTTGGACCAGGTGTTTACCAGTTCAGAAATCTCTCGACTGAGAGGTAGCCACTCGGAAGGAGTGCTACTTTTCCGACCAAGCACACCGGGTGTGTAGTCTACGTGGTTCATGTCTTACGTCCTCTTCTCTTAGGGTTTAGACTCTTGAATGTATTATATCGTGTTGGGGTCCATAAGTAAAGTTAGGGGTGGAGAGGGAGGTGACCCAGTACCTCCCCCTCCTCCAGCAACGAAGAGTTAAATCTTCGCTGGTCGGCACTCCTCACCGTAGACTCGACCTAACACGTCCGCAACGACGGCGCGGTCGTGCTCGGGAGCACTTGCGATGAGGTTCGCTAATGCGAACTTTGTGCCGAACTTTAATGAGATGTCACGGAAGGCGAGGAGTTCTCGCATCTGAGGTGCCCATGACACTTCACTTGATTGTTGTTTGCGTGCAAGATTTTGCGCCGCATTAACTAGTTGTACAGGTGTGCCCAGTTTACGTGCAAGCGTCCAGTCTGTGGTCATCTCTGACTGCAGACGAAAGCGAGACACGAGTGCTTCAGAGAGACGAACTCCCGGAGCGTTTGGGTTTGTCGCAGCGACGACGAAGAAGTTTTCCTTCACCTTTATTGCGCCGCGGTCTGGGTTTGCGGTTATCAGCAACTCTGTACGACCGTCCATGATTCCGTAAACACCGGCCATGACCTTAGGGTCAATCAGACCTACTTCGTCAATGAAGAAGACTGAGTCGTTTTCGAGTGCACGAACGAGTGGTCCATCGACCCATCTGAATGAGTCTTTGTCTTGTACGTAGCCACCAATGAAGTCAGAAAGTTCTGTGTCACCGGTACCAAGTACGGTTTCAATACCACCTGGTTCGTTGGAGAATGCTGCTTCTAGCAGAGCGGTTTTGCCGCAGCCTGGAGCGCCATAGAGCAGAGTGTGAAGTTTACTTGCACGAGCTTCACGAAGTACCATTACGTCGTCGTGCTCACCCCACTTGCGTGTGTAGTAGTCCTCACCATTAGGGCGAGTGTACTTTGTTGCTCCAGCGAGAGAGTCTACTTCATTTTCCATTACACTCTCTTTCTTTGAAGCAATAACAGTGTTGGCGCGTATAACTACTCTACCAGAGTCTGAGACTAGAGAGTTGAGTATATCTTTGCCAGCAGGATACGCTTGTTGCACTGCTGCCAACCCAAGCAGGGATGCCACGGTGTGTGGAAATCCTGTTGGCTCGACATAGGTGCCAAGTTTGTCGTCGTACCTGGAAGTCCAGGGATTAGATGTTGTAGTCACGTTGGCTCCTTATGCTGCAGGTACCGCGTCAGCAGGGAATCCGGCTTTTAGGCGGCACTGCTGCATACGGTACATAAGTTTGTAGGGAGTCTTACCTTTTGCGATGTCATCTAGGTCTACTTGAGAGACCTCCATCACGAGTGGCTTTTGACGCAGTGTCCAGTGCTGAATGACGATTGCGTCGAATAGCGGATTTGCGTAGTCAAGACGCATGAATGCTTTTTGACCCCAGGTGGTTTCGTCAAGTTGTGCAACCTCACCACTGAGTACGTCTGCTACTATCTTTTCGTTTGTAGCAGTGACCTTCCACTGCTTTTTGCCTTCGCCAGGTTTCATACGTCGGCGGTATAGGTGCGTCTGAACGAGCACACCTTCGCTGTTGTAGCCATCAGGTGTTATCAGCACCTGTTGGACTGCAAAGCCAGTGTCGTACGGCTTCTCGTACTCTAGGTAGAGAGCCAGACCCTGGACATGAGCTTTTTTGTCCATTTTGTCCTTTCGTCGTTTTCCACGGCTGGGTTAGCCGCAGTAGTCTTATTATATCGTATTAGGCTGACGTTGTAAAGCCAACGTCTTCTGCTGCCCCCTTGAGCACTACCTTGTCCACGATTTCCTCGTGAATCAGTCTGGCGTCGGCGTCGTGTAGGCCTTTGAACTCTACGTCATACGCGACCTTGCGCTCAATCTCCGTGGCAATGCGCTTGCGCCAGTACCACTCTGTGTCTTTGTACTTGCTGCTCATAGATACTCCAATTTTTGTCGTCGTTGGATTTTAGAGTGAAGTCCGGGGGCAATGAGCCCCCGGAACTCCACTGCTTGCAACCTTAGGCCTTGAGGGTCTTAAGGTATGAGTAAGGATTTGGCTTTGTGATTTTTGCGACAATCTCTGGCGCAACTAACTCACTAAGCATCTTCCGGTCAATGTTGCTTGAATCGACGTGCTGGACAACTACTCGAGTGACGCCATTGACGCTTGCTGCGTCTGCATCACCAATTCGCTCTTTGAGCGCTTTTGTCACTTCGTCTTTTTCGGCTTCGTAAACTGAAATCTGCTTGCGAGCGTTTTCTAGTCGCTCGACCAGCGCAGCACCTTCACCGTCAAGTTCAACACTTGAGACTGTACGAGACACGGTCGTGCTCGTGGTCACAATGGTTGGCTTATCCACTTTTTCTCCTCTCCGTGTTCCGGGGTCAAACTCTCTTTTGTTTTGACCTTATGAATGTATTATACCGTAGGGCAGCGACAAACCTTAAATAAGCTCTTCTATGTCTGGTCCTTTGTATTCTGGGTGCATACTCCAGAACATATCCATATCCCAGTGTGTGTCTGTCCCGCAGGTGGGGCAGTCGTCCGGCCATACGTCGTTCGGGTCTGAGGTGTCTAGTTCCACGGTCTGTGGACCACACGAACCAAACTTGGACCCAATCTCGTTGAGGATGTTTGGGCGAAACATAATTGCAAATCTTTCAAGGGGGGTTAGGCCCGACCACGGAGTGGCCGGACCCTTACACCAGATAGTCGCCTGGGTCATCGTTAATCCGCAATCTCTGCGTCGGGGAACCACTTCGTCATAGTTTGAAGTAAATGGTTGTAGTCGCCCGCAGTCATCTCTGCAGTGAACGCTGAGACTTCGTCTCCACGTCCCGTACGCTCCAACTCACGGCGGCCAGCGCCGATGATTGCGAAAGCGTTTCCATCAGTTATCAGAATTGGCATTGCTTGTCCTTTCGTCGTTGTGTGTAGTCGGAACGAGATTCTCAGTTTCCCACCGCGGTGGCCTTCATCTCTATTCGGCGCCCTACGGGTTTCCGCCGACTACTGAACTATTATACCATAGGGGAGTGACGTTTCTACAACTCTTCAAGCACTGAGACGCTGAAGTCAAGTTGAATTCCGCGGTTGCGCTCTTCTGCGTCCGGCAGGTCTGAGATGTTCATCTCTTCGTCTTGGCACTTCTCAAGAAGTTCTTCAGCGTGAGCGAAGTTCTCAGCGGTGAACCACACCTGGTTCATTGAGACTTCGTCAAACCTAAATGAGTATCTTGGCACAATCACTCCTTTCTAGTTGAGTAATTGTATTATACCATAGGGGAGCGACAAAGCAAAAGCACTAGTCCTGGTCGTACTCCCGGTCGAAGGTCGCCCGTGAGTTGCAGACCGGACAGGACCAAGACCAGGTCTCGTATACCGAGTGGCGGTCGTAGTAGGTTTCCAAGTCGACCTGGCGTTCTTCCGTCTTGTCGAACTCGGCGCACTCGTCGTTCTGGCACGAGGCCTCGCGATGGTCGACCGTGAGCTCGGAGTCCACGCCGGCGATCTGTGTTTCGAACCCGGTCACGCCGGGTGGATAGTTGCTCGCCACTTTACGGAACTCTGGTTCCGGGGGCGTCGCAGAGAGTACGACGTACGTACTTCCAGCAGAGACGCTTCGATCCGTCCGCGCCGGTCACCACGCCGAGGAACTGCGCGTTGGCAGGCAGGTTCATCCAGGCCGGTGGCTCGATCCAGGCCGGTGAGGCCGCCGTGATCGGAGTCTTCTTCGGCGGAGGAGTGCAAGTCTTGCAGGTGGCCGCGGAAACCGGGCCTACCGAGATGCCTAGTGTGGCTAGGACCGCGAGGCCCGATCCTAGAAGATGGACCCTCCTCACAGCATGCCCGCGTTGATCAGGACTTCCGTGGACACGCCGAACACGCCGATCCACTCCTGAGCTCTGTCTTTCGCCGCCTGTAGGTTGCCTACCGCGGTGTCTTCGAATGTGTACAGGTGTTTTACCGGGATGCCGGCCTCGAGCTTCCATACCTCGAACAGCGCCGATCCGTCCCAGCATACGAAGACGTGGCTATTCCGTGCCACTACCTCTCCGTGGTTAGTCTTTTGTGCCATTTGATTCCTTTCGTCGTTTCGTCATTGGCTCTATTATACCGTGTCGGGGTGACAGGATTCGAACCTGCGACCTGGTGATCCCGAACCACCCGCGCTACCAAGCTGCGCCACACCCCGCCGGTGCCTAGCCGAGGAGAGACCTCAGCTTGTCCTTGAGCGACGCCAGCTCGGAACGTAGTTCCACGGTGGCCTCCTCGATGAGCTGTGTGACCAGCTGTCCGATCTGCTCGACCCTGGGGTCCAGGCCCGATGCGCTTACAACCGGCTGAACTCTGTCCGTCTCGCCGTCGGCTGCCGCCGTGACCATGTTGTTAAATAGCTTGCCGACCGTGCGCGGTGGAACGTGGTCGCCGTGTGCGTACAGCTGGGCGAACCGACCAGCCGGACCGCCGTTGCGTAGGATGCGTTCTTCCTCGGTCTCGGTCCTGATAGAAACCGAGCCGGCCTCGATAAGGGCGCTGAGGTTGAGTCGCACCGACCAGTCGCTGGCCTGTACGTTTTCTGTCCGCAGCGAGAAGAGAACCTCTTCCGCGGTGAGCGGGTGCTCGGATTCGAGCATCACTACCTCGATGTAGTCCGCGATCGTGCTCGCGGTGCCGCGCTTCGCCCGGGCCTTTGCCTGAGCTGCCTTTGCGATTTCGAGCATCTTGGCCGCCGCGTCGGGGCGCATGAGGTCTCCGATGGAGTTGCCTGAGCCGCCGCTGGAGAAGGAAGACGGTACTTCGACTGTGTTGCGGTTGGTAAAATGCGGCACTGGTACCGGCTTGGCCGTGTTCCACTTCTGTGCGATGAACCAGACCGGTGCCGCCTTGCGCTGCTCGAGCGCGGGATTGTAGACGCACGCCGCGTTTCCGGTGGCGCGCAAGTATCTGTAAATAGGTTGTATAAAGGCGTCCAGCTCGGCTCGGCGAATCTCGCCGGCGTACTGTGGCCAAATCTTGGTGCAGACTCCGCGCATTACGAGCTCACCCTCGAACCCGGACACGCCGTCGTTTGTTGTCAGCTCCCACTTGTTTACCTGTGCAAAGCGGAGCACCCATTCGTATAGCTCCTTCGCCTGGGCTGCTACCTGGGCGTCGGTCCGTGCTTCATTACTTGTTTGTGTAGTCATTTGTCCTTTTTTCTTTTTTAGTAGTTTGTCTTTAGTATCCGGCTCCAAGTGGGGACCGAAGAGTGTATTATACCGTGTATAACTCCACAACGGTGCGTTTTATTCCCGGTCTATAGGGGTAGCTCCATCTGGACAGGCTGTGCCGTTCGTGGCTTGGAGTCGAAGTACCAGTTTGTCATGGGGCGGACGTGCTGTGGGTTTTGGATCCACCAGCAGAACACGAAGGTCCAGGCCAGGCCGAAGAGGATGCCGGTGGCCAGGTAGTTGAAGGGGGAGAGGATCAGGATCACCGCACCGGTGGCCAGGTAACCAAAGCACCAGGGGTTGCGGCGCAGGGCCAGTGGCCAGGCGATGGCAAAGGGCCAGAACACCGTGGCGAAGGCGCCGATGAGCACGGCGTAGCCCAAGGCCGCCTCTTCTTCGTCCGAGTACGGCTCTTTAATCTGTGACTCTATCGACGCCGCCTTGTCGGCGATGTCGTAGAGAAGTATGCCAGTTATTAGTCCCATATCACTATTATACCGTGCGGGGGCAAAAATGGACAGGGGGCACAGGATAAACTTTTAGCTTATCCCAGGCCCCCTGTATAAAACCGGCTTCTTTAGGCCAGGTTCTTCTTCGTCAGCATGCGTGTCTTCGGGTTGCGAATACGCTCGCCTGACTGGATGATGTAAGACTTGGCGGTCGGATAGGAGACTCCTAAGCGAACTGCCACGGTCTCGACTGACATCTTGTCTGCATAAAGCTTCCCCGCCTTACGCACACGAGTTGCGATTTGTGTTTCCGTCATTTGTCCCTCCTTAGTGGGAAGAAATGATCGTCGGCACCGTGCCGACATTTACCATTATGGCACGGCGGAGCACCGAAGTAAAGTGTAATACAGTGATGCCTATCACGACCGGGAGGCCGCTCGCGCGTACTCGCACGCGAGAAGTCCCCAGGGACGTTTAGATCTAGGTCAACGCTGACAGACGATTCCGCGGAACTACGCGGTCGTGGTTCAGTCCGACAGCTGCTCGATCAGCGGTCTGTGCTCCAGGGCACGCCGCAGCATCGGCTCGAACGCCAGCATCCAGTCCGGCACGACGCCGTCCTCGACTACCGCGCCCGCCTTGGAAAGGGACAGGTGTCGGGCCGCCTCTCGGAGGTGGCGCCAGGCCTGGTGGTGGTGGTAGTGGTGGTTCGAGTAGGCCGCCGCCGTGGCGGTCAGTCCGTTTCTCGATCCCTGTGCTTTGGGTGCCGCCGGTACGCCTTCGCGTTCCGTGTCGGGCCGCTCGCGGACGAGCGTCTCAGCTCCTGTATCCGTCTCAGCTTCTCCGGCACGTACCGTGCCGCTCTGTAAATTCTGTCTTTGTTCATTCATCTATTATACTGTGTTTCTCTCTTCATGTAAAGCGGACAGCTCGGCGTACAGCCGGGCCGCCTCGTTGGCGCGCGCCGTCTGGCGCACGTGTTCCTCGCGGGTGCGGCAGAGCTCTATGTCTGCCCGCATCTGTTCCGCCAGAATTCTCAGTTGTTCCAGGTGCTCTCCGCTCACTCCGCGGGCCCACCCTCCTGCTTGTCGGGGGCCGGCTCCGTGGGCTCGGCCTCCAGGATGTTCTGCTGTGCCAGGGCCGCCGCGCGTTGCTCCGCCGCCAGGGCGAGCCGCTGCAGTCTCTCCGCCACCACGAGGTGGGGAGGCCGTGAGTCGTGGACGGTCACGTTGGAGTCTACCTCCACGCCGCCCCTCACTCCGGCGCGGTCGAGTATCTCCGTGCTGGCCTTCAGCCGCACGGGCTCGCTCGCCGCCCCCTCCATCAGTTCTTCCAGCACGTCGACCGCGTAGGTCGCCGCCTGCACCAGCTTCTTGCGTGCCCGCTCGACGTCCTCGCCGGTCTTGCGACCCTGTCCGAGGTGTGGTCGACACAGGCCGTCGTCCTTGGGACGACCGCTGGACCAGAGCATGCACCGCACGCCGTCCGCCTTGACGGAGCGGCACCGCGTCGGCTGGGAGGCCGGCCGTGCCTTTCCGGCCGGGGGGTTGTTCTGCTCGGCGAGCCAGGCCCGCGTCGCGCCGACCACCCACGGCGGGGCGAGCCGCATGGCCTGGTCGTCGACGATCAGGTCGACGCCGGTGACGTAGTCGGAGTTGTGGTTGGACGGGTCGGCCAGGAGGGGCCGCTTCTCCGCCAGGGACAGGAGCCGCCGCTCGCGCGCGGACTCGGGGGAGCGGGCCGCGATCAGGCCGGTCGGCTTGCCGGTGCCGTCGTAGACGGGGTCCCAGTTCAGCTTGCCGCGCCGCAGGGCGGAGCGGTTCTCGAAGGTGTCCTCGCAGACGCCGCGCTCGATCTCGACGATCCCGAGCTCGGCCAGGTCTGGCCGCATGTCGGACGGGGTCTCGGTGCGTGGCTCGAGGTCGACGGGGTCGACCTCGACGACGGACGGCGCGAGGCCGAAGTCGTCGGGGGTGGTGGTCAAGGGGGTGTGCTCCTAGTGGGTCAGTGGGTCTGGTTCCGTCGTGCGTCGCTGGGACGTGCTAGCTCTTCTTCCGCGGGACTCTCCGGGACCGGAACACCGCCACCAGGGGCGGGACGGGGGCGGGACGAAGGTACCGGTAGGCGGCCGCGCCCAGCAGGTAGAGGGCGGCGGACGCCGCGCCCACCCGCAGCGCCTGGCCGGCCGACGCGTCGACGACCCGGGCCGCGTCCGAGAGGACGACGGAGAGGGCGGTCAGCGCGGCGACGCCGAGGGCGCGCGGGGGACGGGCGGTCACGGGGCTACTTCTTCTTCTTGGCCTTGGCCTTGGCGGCGGCGTCGAGCTTCTTGCCGGCCTCCTTGGCGACGGCTTCGCCGACCTTGCCGAAGGCGGGGTCCTTCTTGTTGAGCCAGCGGAGGGCGGTCGGGATGACGGAGGCCCAAAGCGCGTTGGCCACCAGGAGCCACTCGCCGGAGCCGAACTCGAGGGGAGAGGCGATGCCGCTCGTCTGGGAGACGATCATGGTGGCGCCGATCACCTGGCCGAGCAGGTTGCGTGCGTAGGACTCTAGGGCTGCTTTGTTCATGCAGGGTTCCTTCTGTTCTGTGGGCGTAGGTTGGACTCCCACTGATGACATGCTGTCGTGGAAAGTTATTTGGGTGTGTGGCGAGAGACGTCTGCTTTCATAAACAGATTTTTGTCAAACTAAGCAATATCTATAATAGAAATGCCCCTCCGTGCTTGTTGGCCGCACGAAGGGAGACTGTAGCCGGGAGGCTAAATAACTGTACGAAGTGCTTCTGATTTAGTGAAAGTTATCTACTCTCCGGTGAGTGTTTTGTTCCAGCACGGTGAGCAGTAGTAGCCATTTAACTCGGCGGACCAGAGGTGTCTTAGTCTAATTCTGATACGTTCTTTACAGATTACACACCTGATGGCGGGTCTGGTCATTTGTGCTTTGCTGTCGGACTTCTGCCATAGATGATGTCGATGGCGTGTCTTAGGCCTAAGCTGTAGAGAGATTTATCGTCTTCCCCCATCATGGACTCCCACTCGTCTACGATTGACCTGATTACGCCCGTTACCTGAGCCAGGTGGTCATCTATCTCCCGTAGTGTGACCTGCGTGTATGGATTTCTGCCGTCAGCCGTAGTGAATACTCGTAGGTCTGGTGCTAGCGCTTTGGAGATTTTCTCGGCCAGCTCTTCTGGTCTACGTAGTAGAGACTCGTCTATTTCTTCCATTAAATTGCCTCTCTGCAGTCTTTGCATAGCATGGCGTCGAACCCGGTTGCTCGACTTACCTGTATTCCGTTTATAGTCACTGGGACTGGAACTACTCCGCCGTCGGCTCTGCCACAGCGGTCGCACACGAGATCTTCCAGCCATTTAGCACTGCCACCAGCTTCTTCCAGCGCGGCTAGACCACGGGTGAGGGCGTGTAGTGCACCGCCACCCTCGGTGCGACGTAGGAAGAACCTTAGGTCGGACACCTCTAGCATGGGTCTCAGCTTCTTGGCCGGACACTCCATTCGTGTCGGCTTGCAGTACACGATTCCGTTGGCGTTGGTGACCCTAGCGACTGGATGTCCGCAGATGTTAATTCGGTGATCTCGCTTGGCTTTTGCCGGTCTGGCGTTCAGCTCGTAGTCTACCTTGAGAACGTCCTCAGGGTCCAGCCCTAGCTTGTCGAAGAGCGACTTCGCGGGCTCTAGCCCTTGTTTTATCTTTCTAGCCATCGCTGTTAGTATCCAAGTCTCGGTAAGGGCAAGTAGCATGCGCCAGCTTGCAGGTTGAAGTTTTATACGGACCGCAGACCTTGCAGTCCTTTATGGCCATGTCCGTACCAATGCTGGTAAGCTCGGTCATGTAGCCACGTCCTCCTTTGGGGTAGGCGCAGTCGCCATAGACCCGCAGTTGGCGCATTGGATGTCCAGGAAGTATGCGGACATTCCACCCTCATCGAACTTTGCGTACACTATCCACAGGTCAGCTCCGCACACGCAGACAGAGCAGGGGTTATCCTCGTCGCGCAGGTCAATAGCCGCGTCCAAAGACTTTGGCTTGATCTCGGTGACTGGTTTTATAGGACCGTTCCAGTCCATTTGCTGCCCACCTCTCTCTGAGTAGATGGGCAACAGTACCGCTAAAAACTGAAAAAGTACGACTAGTGCACCGGTGTTTCTTGACTTATTTTTGACTTAAGTACTAGATGTTAACTATTAACTATTATCAACTATTATTTGGGTAGCCCCTATGTGTATGTGCATACGCGTATACTATAAATAGTTAGCATTAGTTAATAGTTAACTACTTTATAGCTATCGCTACCGTACTTTTGCATTTTGTTTTTGTTGTTTCTTGGTAGTGTATTTTGCCCCATCAGGAGTCGGACACCCCGTGCAGGAAGGCAAAAATCTCGGCGCAGGTGGGGCAAACTTTGTACTTCTTGGGGTCTCGGGACGGCACCCAAACTTTTCCGCACAAAGCTTTTACCGGCTCACCGGTGATGTACGCACGGGTCGAATCGTTCTTGTCTACATAGTGTGCAAACCGGTCGTGGTCACCGTCACCGGCGCTGGGCTTTGTGGTGGTCTCTGTCTCTGTCTGGCTACTCATACCGCACCGGCTCTATCCATGGTTTTGGAAAGTACTTGGTCTTGAAGTAGTGCTCAGGTCTGCCGTACCTCTCGGCTAGGCAGGCAGTGCAGCAGTTGTGGTCTCCCCAGTCCGAGTTCAGCATCTCTGGAATAATCTTGGTTGGTTGCCAGGGTGCGCCACAGAAGCTCTCGACCTGTTCTCCCAGTATGAAGGCTTCCTCGGCTTCCTTGCGGCCTCCACGAGGGATGTGCGGTATCGGTGGGTTTAGGTGCAGTGTCCTGAGTGCTTGGTCGCGCTTGACCTTCTGCAGGGCACGCATTTTTATGGCGTCTTTTTCTGCGACTGAGAACGGCTCTTGCGGTAGTGGGTTTCCATCCTGGTCGTGCGGAGTCTGTACGAAGTAGTCTTCTGGTTTTTGCATCTTATGGCTACTTCTCTAGCAGATTGGTGTAATCCTCGAACAACGCTATGCCGTGGGCTACCAGCGGTCCGGCTAGCTTGCTTCCGTGGTGCAGGCAGAAGGTTAGCTCCAGCCCAGACAACATGATGGCCCTGAAGTAGGCCTGTGCTCCACACTTGTCGCAGCGGTCCAGTCCGGTGAGGGGTGGTCTTTGTTGTATCGGCGTTTGTGTGGTCATGCCTGTATCTTACACTATGTGCGTGTCGTGGTTGTGTCCACAGCCCCATCCCGCTTTGTTTGGCCAGCCTTCGTACTTTGTAGTGTATATGGCGGCGTACTTTCCGTTCTCGTACTCCTGGGCGTGCACGGTTGGCTGCAGTTGCTCGTCTACCTCTTGGCTCGGGTTTAGTATCTCGGCGAAGGTCGACAGGTTGCTGCTGGTGGCTAGACGCACGTTGGTCCTAGAGAGTATGAAGGCGTCTAGTATTGCTTCGTAACCGTGGTAGGCTGGAGAAGCACAGTGCCCAAACATTGGCTGTCCCTTGTCGTTTGTGCCTCGACATACGTTGGTGTAGAGCAGCTTGTCCCCGTATCTGACCTTGAACTCGTTTACCTCTTGCTCGTTGTCGGTCGACAGGTAGACGTGATACCCGTTGGCAACGTACGCGTCCAGCACGCTAAACACGTCTGTCCTCCGTGGTACCGGCCCGTGACCCCAGTCCGTCGTCCTGCGGTGCGTTCCAACCGTCTTGCGGTTGCGGATTACTGGTTCGGCTGTCTCCTCTAGCTTGTAGCGCACCCCTGGTCTAAATCCAAATATTTTTTCCCATATTTCTTCGTTGGCCTGCTTTACAAATCTGGCTCTTGACTTTTCATTTCTGTGCACGGAAAGCGGACCCCAGGTGCACTTGCTGACCATTGACTCGTCGTAGAAGCCAGCTATTTTTGCTCCAATCTTTCTGTCTACGCCAGGCAGCACCGGCTTGTCAAACAGCGGCGTGAAGTAGTACTCGAACACGTTCTTGCCGGAGGCTTCGTGGTAGTAGCAGCAGTCTGCACCCCACTCGACGGCCAAGTCCGTGTCGTAGTGTCCTAGCACTTGTTTTGAGCGAATTAGCTGGTGAAACACCTCTAGAGTCTCAGCGAACAGTCCCATCGGGTTTCCGGGCTGGTGACCGGCGATTAGTACCTTTTGCACTTAGATCTTTTTTACTTTGGCCCAGAGTCGCTCGTGGAAGAAGTACAGCACCGACTCCCAGGCTTGCTGTGCTATTCCAATCGCTAGAGCTACCTTTATGTCGCGCGTGAAGAAGTATGCGATGGATACCGTCACCCCCATGTCTAGCAGGTTCCAGGTCAGGGTCTTGACTAGGCTTCTGAGCATGCGCTCGTCCTTGGTTTTGATTATTACCTGCACGTGCGAGGGGACTGGTACGTACTGTTCTTGCATCGCTTTGTCCGTTCTCTTTTTGTTTTGTAGTCTGTTTTCGTGCCTGGCTAGTGCCGCCTGCGGATCTTCCTGCAGCATACGTGCGAAGTGTCTTGGCACGGTCTGCCTCCTGTTTTTGTAGGTTGCCTTGCTCCTCGACCTGGACTCGAACCAGGACTGGGTGCTCCAGAGGCACCTGTGCTGCCATTACACAATCGAGGAACCTAACTATAACCTAACTTAGAAACAATTCGCGCGGTGTTTTAGTAGTGTTTCGCGTAGTTGTATTTTGACTCTGTAGCGTAGAGTTACCCCGTATGAGCTACAAAATGTACTTGTCTGGACCGATGACCGGACTGCCGGACTTTAACTATCCTGCCTTCGCCGCGGCGGCTACTTCCCTGCGCGACCGTGGCATAGACGTCGTCAGTCCCCACGAGGCGCTCGGCGGCCACGGAGACCGAACTCGCGAGGAGTACATGCGAGAAGACCTGAAGCAGATGCTCGAGTGCCACGCGGTGTGTCTGCTCGACGGATACGAGTTGTCTCCAGGAGCACTTTTAGAAATTGAAGTTGCGCGTCAGTGCGGCATGGTCGTACTAAATTATGAAGACGTGCTTTGGATAACTGGCTTTGATCCAAAGATTTATCGTCCAGCTTGGCCGACAACCGGTGTCGTTTACAGCAACACGTACAACTCCACCAGCGCTAGGATTATGCACAACTAGCGAGGAGCATACGTGGCTTTTCATCTTAGCTTCAGTATCGGTGAGATAGAGATCAACTTTGACTCGGACATAGACCCAACCCCAGATGTAATTGACATGTTTATGCGCCAGATGAAGTCACAGGCGCTGAACGCGCACGTGACCTACTGCGTCGCCATGGGTGAGATGGAGAGCTACGACAAGGCCGAGATGGACAAAATACTTAATCTAGACAGTCCAGGAGCTGAAGTTCCAAACATAGAGGACATGCTCGACTAGTAGCAAATACTAAGTATAAACCTAAAGTTAGTACTTTACAATATAACGACCAAAGGCAGTAGGAGCGAAGAGCTCTGTTCCTAATGCCTATTTTAACTACAAATAAGAAAAAGGAATACTGACATAATGCTAATAAAATCTAAAAAGATGTCGCTTGCCTTTGCACTTGCACTGGCTAGCACAGTTTTGCTGCCTACGGCGGCAAAGGCTAATGCCGGTACTGTAACTCTGACTGTAGCAGGTTCTGCTGCAACCGGAGGCACCGTTGTCACCACACCTGTTGCACTACCAGTCCCTGCAGACAATAGTATTGACGCTGCGGACGCGCTTAAGATCTCAGTAACCGGTGTTGACACCGGCACTGTAGTTTCAGCCGTGGCTGTAAATGCAACTATTGTTTCAGCACTTGCAACTACTGCAGCAGCGGTAACCGCTTCTTCTGGAACTGCCAGCTTGTCTATCGCGACCGGAACAGGAACTGCAGCTGACTTCTACGTTTACACGAAGAGTACGGCTGTTGGCTCAGTGTCCATCACTCGCGCCGGCACAACCACCGTCTACTACGTTCAAGGTACTGCCGGTGCACTAAACTCAATTACTCTAACCGTCCCTGCGTCAGCAGCAGCCGGTACCTCTCAGGTTGTCAAGGTGGCTGGATACGATGTGTTCGGCAACCTAAAGAGCGGAGCTGCAATCAGCACGCTTGTCTCCATGAACGGTGCGGCTACGTCGACCACCCTGACCACTGACTCCGCCACGGCGACTTTCGGCACCAAGGAGCAGGTAATCACAATGCCTGCTGCTGGAACTGTGACCGTCGTTGCGACCGCTACGGTAGCGGCTGCGGTGACCGGGCTGGCAGCACCAGTCGGTGCAGTAGTCGGTACGATCGTTACCCGCGACATGGGAGCAGAGCTTGCAGCCAAGGACGCGACAATCGCTTCCCTGAATGCAGCGCTTGCGACCGAGAAGGCTGCGCTAGCAGCTGAGAAGGCAGGACGTGCGGCCGACAAGGCAGCAGCTGATTCCGCCACGGCCACTGCTAAGGCTTCTTCAGACAAGGCAATCGCTGACCTGAAGGCCAAGTTCAACGCTCTAGCCAAGAAGTGGAACAAGAAGTTTCCTAAGCTAAAGGTAGCACTGCTTAGCTAGTAACAGCAGTAAACACGGCGGTTTTTCCAGTCTGCACTGGGAAGACCGCCGTTCTGCTTTTACGGCGTCTAGGTGTGTCTGTGCCCTCCGAGGGCAGGTTTGTGCTAGTGTAGCCGTGTAAGCTGCACCCTTAAAACTACTAGAAAGAGACGACAGTGGACAACCTGATTATTGTGATAGCCGCGCTTGCGGTAATTGCTGTTGCATACGTTGTTAACGATCAACGCAATAAGAAGAAGAAAGCTAGGCAGATTAACGCCGTGACGGCGCTTGCAGTTTCAGCGGCCGTGAAAAAAGCAAAGAAGAAGACAAAGAAGAAGTAGTCAGATGGAGATACCTCCAATACCAGACGTCAACCTCTCGGTGCTCAGCGTCGCCAGCACGATCATGGCAGAGTTGGGGTTCGGCACGCCAGAAGACACCCCAGACGAGAAAGACTGGAACCTAGAGGACAATACCTCTCAGGTCCGTCTCATGTGCGACATGGTCACGGACGTGTTAATCGCGATCGAGAAGCTGGAAGCTAACTACGGTCCAACACTTAAGTCAGACTTATTCACGTACGCGAGTTCGCTGTTGCCGGCAAAAGAACCGATAGAGGTTCCATTGTGATTGATGCAACCTGGTCGTGGGTGCTACTTGTTACCTTTTTGGTCTCTCTGTTTAGCGTGAGCTCACTGCCTCGTCGCGCCTGGGTAACTATGACGGTGCACCAGACGTTGTGGGCGTTGTACGCCTACCAGTCACACCAGTGGGGGTTTTTAGTGATGGCCGTCGTAAACAGTTTGATGTACCTGGCGGTATTCAGCAAGATAAAAGAACTGGGCTCGAAAGACAAGGTCTTTCCGCTCAACTAAATGTTGTCGTCGCAGGACTAGTAAACGTCCCCACACGTTAAAAACTAGAAGCACCAGCGTACCTGCGACGATAACCCACTCAGTTGTGCTAAACTCTACCTATGGAGCAAGACTGGACTAACGAGTTTCAACGTCGAATAGAAATTGAATCTGCGTTGCGAGAAAAGATTGCGGCAGACGTACGTACGTACGCAGAGGTAGCCGGACTTAGAAAAATGGACCCACAGTACTTGGCTGCTCTCTTAGTTGCAGAGCAAGTTGTGCTTCTTGGCCTCGGTGAGGACGGTGTGCTAGTTGGCGGTCCGCTTTCATGAGTTCTGGCCTACCAAAGACAAAAATAACTACTACCGTCACGGTTCACGGCGCGGAAGAAACAACACCGCCTGGTACGGTTGATGTCAGCATCCCTCCTGTCTTCGGTGATAAGTTTGCACGTACGTACACCTGGAACGGTGAACGTTGGGTTGAAGCTTTATCGGCAAAGCCGATAAACTGGTTACAGACAGATGAATGTCCAATATACGGAACAGAGGAAGACGCGTACGCCGCGGGCTTTTCCGATGGACAATTACGGGAGCGCTTGTCTATATTAGAAGAGATGGCAGACAGGGTTGCTAGGTACGAAGACGCTGAGTTTAGCGACGCGGTGGACGTCGTCTGGGATCGCATGTCAGAAGAAGATAAAGAAGACAGCTGGCCGGTGTAATCAGATTGTTTTTAGCACACTAAATACTTTGATAGAGTACGTCCATGCACATTTTAGCCATCTGTATTATGCTAAAAATAGTTGCAATAGTTTAATTAACTAACACACAAAAGTAGGAGTATGCACTATGACTATGTTTTCTTTTCGTCTAGCTGAAGATTTTGTAGCTCCTTACACAGATAAAAAGTCACCGTTTGGCTACGCAGACGCTGCCGGCAACTCTGTTGGAGAGATTACTTTTCTTCGTACATACTCTAGACTAAAAGAAGACGGTAAAAAAGAAACGTGGAGCGAAGTCTGCGAACGTGTTGTTAATGGCATGTATTCAATACAAAAAGACCACTGCAAGAGCCAGCGTCTTCCATGGAACGACGCAAAGGCACAGGCGTCTGCCAGAGAAGCTTTTGATCGTCTGTTTAACCTCAAGTGGACACCGCCCGGTCGCGGCCTGTGGGTGATGGGAACTCCTCTTGTAAATGAGCACCGTAACTCAGCAGCGCTGCAGAATTGCGCCTTTGTTTCTACTCTAGAGATGACTAAGAACAATCCAGGCAAACCGTTTGGATTTCTCATGGAAGCAAGCATGCTCGGCGTCGGCGTAGGCTTTGATAACAGAGGAGCAGAGAAGTCTTTTACCATCTACGCTCCAGGCGAAGAAGTAGTGCACCAAGTGCAAGACAGCAGAGAGGGCTGGGTAGAGTCAGTAGTACTGTTGATCAACTCGTACCTAAAACAAAACCAACTTAAGTACAAGTTTGACTATAGTTTAGTTCGTCCTGCCGGTACTCCTATTAAGACGTTTGGTGGAACCGCGGCGGGTCACGCCTCGCTCGAGCGGCTGCACAACTACATTACAAATATGTTTACCAACCGAGCTGGAGAACTTTTAACTCGTAAAGACATAGCAGACATTGGTAATTTAATCGGTGTGTGCGTAGTTTCTGGAAACGTAAGACGCTCTGCAGAGCTACTCATCGGCAGTATTGACGACCAAGAGTTTTTAGACCTAAAGAACGCAGAGGTGTTTCCAGAGCGCAACTCCTACGACGCTAAGAGTCCAGGCTGGGCTTGGATGTCGAACAACTCTGTGGCCGTTTCTGTTGGCGCTGACCTAGACAAAATTGTCTCAGGCATTGCGCTAAACGGAGAACCAGGCGTACTTTGGATGGACGTGTCTAAGAAGTACGGTCGTTTGGCAGACCCGGAGAACAACAAGGACTGGCGCATCTCTGGCTACAACCCGTGCGCTGAGCAGAGCCTAGAGTCTTATGAGTGCTGCACCTTGGTTGAGACCTACTTAAATCGTCATGACTCGCTCGAAGACTACAAGCGTACTCTTAAGTTTGCCTACCTATACGCCAAGACTGTGACACTGCTTCCTACCCACTGGGAAGAGACCAACGCCATCATGCAGCGCAACCGTCGCATCGGCACTTCTATGTCCGGCGTAGCAAACTTTGCAGACATACACGGACTACCAATTCTTCGCGAGTGGATGGACAGCGGGTACCAGGTTATCAAGGAATACGACAACAGCTACTCGGAGTGGCTCGGCGTACGTGAGTCAATCAAGACTACCACCGTCAAACCGTCTGGCACAGTCTCGATTCTTGCGGGCGAGTCACCAGGAGTGCACTGGACACCGGGCGGTACTTTCTTTCTCCGCGCAATTCGTTTTGCCAACTCAGACCCGATGTTGCCGCTGTTTGTGATGGCAAACTACAAAGTAGAGCCAGCTTCAGAGTCGCCAGACGCAACTTCCGTGGTGTTTTTTCCAGTGAAGTCTCTAGCTCGCAGGGCCGAGAAGGACGTAACTATCTTTGAAAAGATGGCCTTAGCTGCGACAGCACAGCGTTACTGGTCAGACAACTCCGTGTCTGTTACGGTTTCTTTTGACCCAGAGACGGAAGCAAAGCACGTTGGCACAGTGCTGCACATGTACGACGGTCAGCTAAAGACCGTCAGTTTCTTGCCTTCAGGTAACTTTGTGTACCCGCAGATGCCGTACACACAGATTACTGAGGAAGAGTACGAAGAAGCGACTAAAAAGCTTTTTCCGATAGACTTTGCCGGTGTCTATGCCGGAATGGCGGCCGACGCAATCGGAGAAGCCTACTGCACCACCGACGCCTGCGAGATCAAGCTCATAAAGGAAAACTCATGAAAACTGTTCTATACACAATGCCAGACTGTCCTCAGTGCAACGCGACCAAGAAGTACCTAGACAAGTACGGCATAGAGTTTGACACCGTAGATATAAGTACAAGCCAAGAGGCGTACGACCTGGTTAAGTCGTTGAAATACCAATCGGCTCCCGTCGTGACAAATGGCACTATGCACTGGTCTGGCTTTAGACCAGACAAGATCGCGGCGTTGGCAGAAAAGCTAGCAGACTCGGCATGAGCACGGTACAAGACGCTAGAAAACTACCGAGAGAAGTACTCAATCGCATGATGGGTGCGCCTGGCTACACTGCTCCCCTGCAAGAAAACTACGAGTGGCAGAATCAAGCAGCGTGCAGAAAAGTTGATCCCGAGCTGTTTTACTACCCAGACTCCGAGCGCGGTGCTGCTAGAAAGCGCAGAGAAGTCGCCGCAAAGAAGGTCTGTGCCTCTTGCCCGGTGTTGGCCGTCTGTGCACAGTTTGCGTTAGAAAACGTAGAGGTGTACGGCATCTGGGGCGGTCTCACCGAGAAAGAGCGCCAGCGAGCGATGAACAGACGGTTTAGGCGTTAGGACTGCAGCTACAGCCGCTTTGACAGCAGACGTTCTCTATGAACATGTTTGTCGCTAGGCTCTGTGACTCCGGAGGAATAACTTTCCAGTTACGGATCTTTTCTGCTAGACTGTCGTAGCCAAGACTTTCGGCCTCTTGTGCAATCTCTTCGCACAGCTCTTTCATGCGTATTGCTACCGTTTTTTCCACGGTTTATTTCTTGTCAAACGCAGGCAGCTCTAGTGCTGCCCAGAAACATATAAAGTCTATGTTTATCGAAAACTTGTCAATACTAAAGCCCAGTCCAAATCGCTTACTGAAGCCAAAGTAAAACCAAAACTCTCCAAAACGGTACTCTTTGCTTCTACTCATCTGACGTTTCCTCTCTCGTGTAGCTTCCCTCTTTTTCTAAAACAAAGCCCGTCTCTCTGTCGTACAAGCGATAGTCCATTGAAACTACGTCAAACTGACGCTTGATGGTCTCTAGCACTAGCTCAACGTTCAGCTCTCCGCAGGTGTACAGGTCAAACTGCAGCACGGCTGGATTTTTTTCGTCCCAGATGTGAAAAGCAATGTGACTGGTTTCGATCATAACTATCGCGGTGAGACCCCTGTTGCCCGGTGCTTCTACGTAGCTGGCAAACGGCCCGGCGATAATCTTCATGTCGATACTCTCGACTAGGTTTTCTAAGAACGCCTTAGCTTCGTTTTCAGTCTGCAGCGGACTGTCTACTAGCGCGTTGATTAAAACATGTTTGTGTTGCAGCATTAGTCTTTACCTGACTTTCTCTTGAACATGCGTCTTGCTGCCCTAGAGTTGCTAGAGATGACTTGACGCGCCTGCCCGGACTGTGTAACCGCACGTCGCTGGCCAGACATTTTTCTGCCGAGTGCGTCTAGGTAGCGCATTTTTAGCTGCGCAGTCTCCCAGGCCTCGGGGTCTTGCTGTATAAACATTTCTTTCAACTGCTCTTGCGTCAGCTCTACTTTTTCAAAGTTTTCTTCTGGCAAGTCGGTAGCAGCCTGCGCCTCCGGAGTCTCTTCTAGCTCTTCGCCTAGGTTGCCCATCAGTCTAGATACAATTCTGCTAGCAGCGCTCGCTTGCTTCGCGCACCTGTCATAATTTTTACCGGCTTTCCGTCTACAAACAACACCGCAGTGGGTATTGAAGCTATGCTGTACTTTATCGCAATTAGTGGCTCTTCGTCGACATTGACCTTGTACACGTCTAGGGCTTCGTGTTGCTCCGTAGCTATCTCGTCCAGTATCGGACCCATCGCCACGCAGGGAGCACACCACGGTGCCCAGAAGTCTACTAGCACCGCCTTGTCTGTGTTCTTCAGCACCAGCAGCTCAAAGAGCGCCGTGTCTAAGTCTAGACAAATAATTGTTTTGGTGTTATTTTCCATATTTTCTCCAGATATACATGCAGACTACGAGCGTGACAGTGCCGTGCACCGCTATAAAGACTGCCTCGGCGGTGCTGATCATATTGACATCCACCCTTCATACTTCGCGTTTGGGTTGTCCTTTAGCCATTTTTTACGCATTTCGTTCTGCTTTTTCCAGTCTATGTCGCTGTCTTGTCTCAGCTTTGTGCAGTAGTCCGTACAACGATCACAGCGGGGAAATAACCTGGACTGGTCACAGACACAAACATTGCTCATCGCTACTTGTTAGGGTTCTTAACTCTTACGAGACGTTTGCGCTTTTTTCCTTCGCTAGCAACCCAGATGTACTTCTTCCAAGCTTTTCCGTTTGGACGGCGGTCGTTACTGCCAGTTGCCTGCTGCGGTTTCTTTATGGCCATGTGAGCTAGTCTCCCTTCCTCGTTTCACACGAGCACCATAGCACCTATGCAGACCGGCGACCGCGCGACACCCCACAACTCCCCACCTTTTTTCCAGGCTCCCCCGGCCTCGCCTGCACCTCACACCTGACTGGCCGTCCGACCGGCGGCACTTTTTATTATGTCACGAGCGGACCTGCAGGCCTCCCCAGCTCCGGTGCACGTAGCCCACTCCCGGCGCCACGCGGTGGCGGTCCGGCATCTCTCGCCGCAGCAGCTCGCCCCACAGGGGCAGGTCGCCCCAGCGGTTCTCTAGGATCTTGTTGCTGCGCTGCAGCTCGTCGATGATCTTGCGCAAAATTGGCACCTCGCGCAGTCCCGCTAGGTCCAGCCCCAGCACCTGTGACGACGGTCCGGCGTAGTCTCCGCAGTAGCACTGCGAGCGCTGCGGCTCGTGGCAGCCGCACGGCCACACTGTCCGCTGCGTCTCGACGTGCCTGTTGAACCAGTCTGCCAGTCCCTCGGTGACCCAGCCGGTGTCCCGCTGCCACATCGCGTACGTCACCAGCGTCTGTCCGTCCATCGGCGCGGCCAGCGCGCTGACCAGGTCGGTCTGCGCTATGCAGTCGTCGTCCACACGTATCAGCCTGTCGTAGTCCTGTACGTACTTCCAGAACTCGCAGAACCAGAACTCGCACATGCGTCGGTAACCCCAACTGAACGCGCCGGCGTGTCGAAGCTGTATCCCGGCCACCGGTCTGAACGGCTCGATGGGCACGAACGTGCACTCCGGCACGAGGCGCATCATCTCGTCCGGCACGGTGCCTTTTTCGTAGAAGACCAGGTTGTCTACGCTATACATGTCGCAGTGCTCGCTGAGCGCGTCGGTTCGCTGGCACAGGTTTAGGTAGTCGCCTGGCTTGTCTCCGCCGCGTATCAGTGTTGCTACAGCGGTGCGTTGTGCGCTCACGTGCAAATCGTACGCCAGCCGCTCCCCACAGGTCCCTCTTTTTTCCCCTCTCCACCTCGTCCCCCTCGCTCGCTACCTGACCAGCCGTCCACTCTCCCCCACTTTCCATTACACCGTACCGCCCGCCCCACCGCACCCCTTCGCCCGCCACCGCCGCCTCCTACACCTGACTGGCCGCGCGGACGGAGGGACTTTTCATTACACCGCAAAAACGCGGTAGCGTTTCACCCATGACCGAGGACCCAGACAAGTACCACGAGGAGGTCGCGCCGGTAGTCTTCGAGCTGCGCGACCCGAAGCACCTACTGTGGCGCCAAGACCCGCGTCGTCTGCACCTGTACCCAGAGCTGCCAGGCGCGCCGAGTCACGTGCGCGTCGCCGCGGCGTGGGAGCGCATGGACCGTCTTGGAAGAAACGGCGGACCAAACCAAATGGCCATCGGCATACTGATCGACCACTGCCAGACTCTGCACGACACCACGCTGACTTTCTCGAGAGCCTACGAGCCGCCCGAGCCGCTGCTCGAGGTGCTGCTGCCGCTGTGCAGCTCAAAGCCACGTTACTTCGTAGAGGCCGGCGCTGGCCCCGGCAAGAGCAGCACGACGTACATGCTAGAAAAGAAGTGGAACTGGCCAGGCATGCTGATTGAACCGTCAGTGCCGTGCTACCGAGAGCTAGCTAAGCAAGGACGAGACGTGCACCTGGACGCGAGCGTGCTCTGGAGCGAGAGCAACGTAGAGAAGCGCTTTGCGTACAAAGAGTACGACGCCCTAGTGCAGCACAACCCCAGGGTACTGGACGACAACGAATTGTTGCCAGAGGGCTGGCTAGAGCGGAGCACTAGAACGGTCACCCTGACCGAGGCACTGCTAAGTGCGGAGCAGCTGCACAGCAAGTGGATAGAC